ATTGATATTTAGTTCCAAATAATCTTCTCTATCTTTCAAGCTATATTTTTTAATATCTGTCCCCGTCCACTCCCCAGCGGCGTGGTCACTCGTAAACTGGTATAACTTGCCCATATAGTTCACCACATCCCCTACGGAGTAAGCTGCGTTTTCTTTGAATACAGGGTAATCATCAATGCCTGTATTAGAATTTATTTTGTTTACAACTTCTGTCACTCCTTGCTGACTCATTGCCGCTGTTTCACTATTTCCAAGCTCATGAACCAAAGTTCCATCAAATCCACGTAGCGGTAGGTCATTCCAAGCATGAACACCATCGCCAATCTTATACTGGTTAGGGTCATCGGTCACATACCCTACCTCACCTTCAAGCAATATGGGATTGTATTGCGCCCATCTTGCGGCGGTGTCCCGCCTTTGTTGAATTCTGTCTGCCATAAATTTTCCTATATAATCATTAAAATTAAAATGGTGAGAAATGCTATTTTTCAATTTAGCAATCTACATTTCATACTATAACTGCTTAATCTTAAAGTAACACAAGTCTATTTGTTACATAACAAAAAAAGGAGCGGTAAATTTACCGCTCCTTTCCACATCTTAACACAGGCAAATCATTTGCTTTACATAAGGAACAGTTCTGTCTCAACTATCCCTGAGCGGTGCCGCAATCGATGTTTCTTGCTCCTCCATACTTACTATCCGCACGACCTCCGTCAAATACTCGGCTATCAAGTGCAGATAATTTCATTTGTAATTGCCATCTTGGACCTTCTTCCCAACTGTATATAGCGTCCTCAGTCGGGTCATCTTCATTATGAACTGAAACAATCTCTCCTACCTTAATGTATTTTCCGTCATTACCTACTGGAGCTGATACGTCAGCATTCATATCCGACACGCTGTCATAAGTCTTTCGGATAGTTAAGTTGTAGAAGAAGTACGCTTGGTCAGCAGAACTTATAATGTTCGTAGGTACTGTTGCAGCACTCCAATATTGAGCGTTCCAAACGAATATAACTAAACATGCTTCCATTTCCCCATTAGTGATAGAAATGGGGTCACCGTTCATGTCACGAAAGTTCTGAAAGGTAGTTGTACGGTCTTGGGCAACTCCTGCTATGTAGCAAGCACGACTATCATCGGGTTGTACGGGTTGTGTAGTAGGTGTAGCTACACCGATGAAAGGTGCGTTAGCAAGCAATTCCAAGCTCCGTATGTATTCCAGCATATTAAGAGCAAACGCTTGATGGTTTTCGGGCTGTATCTCCGTACCGTTTGGACGCCCCATCAGCGTGCTTATAATCATATTATATGTATCATCATATCCTGCCATAGCTTGAACTTTTTAGATAAACTTTTCCCAATCAATCTTTATCGCCTTACCGATAGCGTCAGCCGTCCAACGACAGAATATAGCACCTTCATACCCATTCACTGAATTAACCATCTTGTGGGCATGAATAAGGCATGCTTTCATGTCTTTTAACAGGTCTGGGTAGAAAGTAGAATAAGCAACATTAGTAGCATATATCATGTCGCCTAATGTTGCCTTTTTATTCAGGTTGATTTTATGCGTTTCAATCAAATCCGATATTTGGCTTTCGGGTATGTATTGAAGCTGTGGTATCTTGTTGTACAACATCTTACTGACGTGTTCCGCAAGTTTTTCAGTAAAATGGTATCCATGTTTCTTAACATATTCGACATATCCCTTTGCGGACATCAGGGCATTTGCCGATTGTTCATAAGGTAGAGTAAATTCAATATCGTGAGTTTTGCCTGATGATGTTACTTCTCCGTGAACGTGAACTGGCTCGTTTCCTACCTTATCTTCAGTGTGTTGAGAGCACTGGAATATGATAAATCTTTTCTTTCTCATAACTTAGCTCTCCATCTTTTTAATGAAATTCTCAAGCATTTTGCTCATGCCGTCCACTTTATTCTCAAACTTATTGAATCTTTCTTCAATGCTATTGAACCTCTTTTCCGTTTCCTGTTTCTCTTTGTAAACTGGATTGAGGTCAGAAAGTAATGCCGTTGCTTTCTCCTTAACCATTTTGTGGTGTTCGATGAGATTGTCAACATTAGTCAGGAATTGGTCTGATGTGTTATTGAGTATTTCAATATCATGCAACAAACCTGACTTTTCAGTAGCAATTATCAAATCACCAGCCGTAACTACTGACGCTGATTCAGGTATCGAATAAGTGGGTGATTTACCATCGGCTTCGATACCGAATGTTATCATCATCTGTTGTTGACTAGTCTGCGGATTGTATTCCAGCTTTGGAAATGAAGCTGAGCTTATCTTTCCTGTCGTTATCTCAACTGTATTCTTATCAAGAATGTAAACATTTGAGTTTTGCTTAATGTCTTTGAACTGTAACATAACGATTCATTTGTTTAATTGTTTATACAAAAGGGCAGAAGATAAACTGTAAAAATCTACCTTCTGCCCCAAATTAACTAACTCAAGCAGCTGCCGTTGTAGCAGGTGTAATAGTTACAGTCAATGAGCTGTAAATCGCCAAACAGTTAGAACTGCCGCAAGAAACATTGGCCAACCGTTGAGTTTGTCCCTCAGCCGATAATACAACGTTTGTAGGCAATCCAGTTTGTTCTTGGAATGCAGCCATGAACTCTTCAACAATAACCTGAGTTGTCGCTTGACAACCGCAGCCTGGCGTTACTATTGTTACAGTAGCAATAACAGGCACGAAAACAGTCGTTCCATTAAAGATTGGAGTGCCAGTCTTATAAGTTACCAATGCTTCAGGCTGATTTGTTGAGTTTTCGCAAATTCTACGACACAGACGTTCTTTGTAAGTTGCTAACAAAGATACTCGGTTAGCTACTTGTGCAGCGGATAATCCCACTGGTGATAAATATACTGCCATAGTAGTGTCCTCCTTAATTAGCAACCACAACCGTTTCCGCAGCCATCGTTACGGCCGCATCCACAACCATTACCACGATAAGCGTTCAGAAGTCTCTGAGTCTGCTTCAGCAGAGCATTCTCATTCTTGAGGTCTTGGATTTCACGTGCCTGCTCATCCTTCCAATGGGTGTTGAGCAAATCCTTAATGCCCTGATTTCCTATTTCAATGGCACGCAGAATTTCGCATTTGTCCTGACCTTGCTGATAGCCAACCTGAGAAAAGCCCTGAGTGATAGCAACACCCAAGTCACGCTGACCGTTTCGCAGTTCTCCAGTTTGCTTGCAAATAGCAAGGTCAATGTTTCCCTGCATACGGATAAGTTCTTTCTGAGTCTCACAGCAACAGTTAGAAACAGCCTGAAGAATGCCGCTGTTGCCTCGCTCCATAGCAGCAATAATCTGCTCGGCACGATAGCCCATTTGGTCACTGAAACGGGCAATACCAGTGCGAATGTCGCAGCAACAATCCTTGAGAGAATTGTAGTCAACGTTCAACAGCTGGGCAAGCTCACGAACATTAGCGTCAACTCCCATAACAGCACTTTTAATGCAGTCAGAGTTCTGATTATCCTGCAACTGAGTGCGGATAGCCTGAAGCTGATTTTGCATCTCAATGTTCTGAGCATTCTGTCCGTTTTGATAGCCTTGGTCACCCCATCCGTTACCGAAGAAACGACCTGCAAACATCATCCAAATCAGATAAGCAAACGGATTGTTCCACTGCTGATTCTGATTGAACAGAGCTGCATACGTCATCGGGTCATGGTCACGTCTGTTACCATTTGCTAAAATAGCAGCTGCTAACGCATCATCATTGCCTCTGTCCAGGCAATAAAATCTTACCGACATTTTCGTCCATAATTAAATGAATTTAGTTTAACAATAATTTTACTTTTGAAGAGGCATTCACCATATTCGATTATGTTTATACCTGTAGTTTTATTTTATGGTTCAACTAAATCGTAACTTATAACAATTTCTACATCCTCAACAGTTTCCTTAATAACATGATGTTTGTAATCTTCAAGCAACTGTTCATTGCTTGAAACTGATGAGTCCTTTATATCCCTTTGAATCCATAATCCAATTGCTTCTTTCGGCTCCAGTTGTTCAGAAATCAATACTGTATTGTCAGCCTTATTAGATAATTCACCTAAAAATTCTGCCTTAAAACCTTCGGTGGTTATGTAAAAGCATTTAAGCGGAGTTTCCAATAATGTATCATCACGTCTGCCAATGCGATACGTTCTTTCAGATATTCTTCTTATCTCGTATGTTTCATCATTGGAGAATGCCTCTTCAAAAGCCTTCCATGTGCCTTCCCAACCTTCTTCCTGAACGACAAAAGAAATACCGAATGGATAAAGTGCTATTTCTTCATCCTTACCAGCATATTGAGTAACTTCCAAATCAACGCAAGCTCGGTAAAATGAAGCGTCATGAAATTCAGCTGCCATAGGCTCCTGATAACGGCTTGAAATACTTTCCATCCGATAGTTGTCTGAGTTAACAGCAACGGCTGCTACTTTGAATATAGCTACGTTATCAACATCCGTTACTATTTTCAATTCAACGTTCTTTACGTCTGTTTCTAATTGGTTAATCAAACCAAGAGCAATAGTTTCTTTTTGCCTCTTCTCCAAAGTGTAAGAAGAAATCATATCAAACAAACTATTCAAAGCAGCGTTGGGAGCTGGAGTGGAAGAAATATATCCACCCAAGCTCTTACTTGCATCTGTCTGAGGATTGTCCTCGCTTTTGACTAATGAGGTGCTTGCACCTGTTAAATATAGTAACATATCAAGAATAATTACGTTGTTTAGCTTCAGGTTCAATGGTAGTAAGGTCAACGACAAATGAGCTTTCGGAAAGAGTTTCTGTCTGTCCGTTGACGTTTTCAAATTGAGCAATAGCAAGATTGCTGAAAGGCTGTTGATTACCGCTATTGTCCATAAGACGGTATTTGATGGTTATAGTGACTTGATTGTCAAAATTCTCTACGTCATTACTCGGATAAAAAGCATGTACCTTAGCTCTTGTGTATAAATTCCAAATAGAACTTCTGAAATAGAAAGGTATGTTTGGACGGTCAACATTGTTAGATACTGTAACTTCATATTCAATCTCATTACAGTTAGGAACAATGATGAAATCATTTCCGCTATCCAATATAATAGAAGTATCAAGATTGGAAATGTACAAAGACTTATTGCTATTGTCATCAATCAAAGCATACTTCATATTAGCTCGGTTTACAAGCAGCCATCCTCTGAACATACCGTCAGGAATGTTACCAGTTCCCAAGAAATTACTTTGTCCACTAATGATATTGAAAGTATTGGAAGTGGAAGTGGTAAGCAACTCATGTCTTGTTACCGTATATCCGTGTTCCATAATCAATTCAAATTCTGCAGCAGCACTACCTACAGCATGAATACCTCCAACAACCCCAGTACTCAATAAACTTACCAATGGGTCAATAGAATTGTCTGATTCATCGGATTGAGTGTAAGGATTGTTAAACATATATCTTATTCTTTCATCCGAAACATTCATTGAACCACTGGCGTCAAATGATATCATAGCAAGAATGAATTCATCTTCCGATACAGCTGGTCTATCCTCTGAATCAACAACCTCTATGTTATAAGAGTCATATTCATAAATCATTTTGTTATTTTCAGTAGGTTGGAAGCCAGGTGTGAATGTTCCAACAACCGAATACTTTATATTGCTTTGATTTACGAATGACCCCGAAAGTAGTGCTGAAGTATCAGAAGTAACTGAAACAACTTCATATTCTCCGTTATTGCTCGTTGAGTTGAATTTAACCTTAACAGGAAAATTGGGTTGGCCTCTCAATACCTTAGTGAATTCAGTTCCAATGCCTGAAAGTGAACCGTCCGAATTTATGCTAACAGTTCCTTGTTCTTCATTGGTTACGGCTCTTGATAAGATGACCCAACGGTTTGAACCAGTATTTCCTACCGACAATTCCAAGTCATCCGTCATTACGATAGCATCCATATTGCTATCAAATGCAATACCTGCATTGATTACAATCACCGAATTGCTACCTGAACGTGCGGTTACTTTGAAGTAGGAATTTGACGCATTTTCAACAATACCGAAGTTTTTTGATATTGCCTTCATTGCTCTTTTCCATCCATCTTCTTCCAAGAATTTGTTGAACCTTTGCAGCTCATTAACCTCAAGAAAAAGATTGGAACTAAATTTCAATCTTGACATATTTTTACGCTTTTAATAATTACTCATGAAAACAAATATATCTGTTGTGTTATATGGTAACAAATACTTTTCTATAATATCTGTTATTTCATCCTTGCTTTGACTATTATTGTTGTTTCTAACATAGCTGTAGAATATCCTTTGGCTTTGTATGAAACCAAGACTATGAGAATTTTCCTCACCGCTTTTTAACGGCAATATGTTCGTTCCCCTTACCAGTGGTCTTACTTTGTAGTCCCAAATCTTCACGTCAAATGTAGATGTTCCGTTTATCTGTATCTTGGGCAGAATGTATTTAACAAATGAATTGTTGAAATACAAATTGGTGCCAAATCCTAAATTTGTAAGATTTTCATCCATGTTAACAGATGAATAAGCGTGCAAAATTCCTCTGGCATAATACCAATTGTTCCTTTTCCATTTAGACAAACTTTCCAAAACAAATGTTTCCGATATTTGGTCACCATTAGGAGTTATGAAAGCATCGTTCAACCTATTACCTAAAATGTCAAATCCTTCTACTCCAAACAGTAATTTGTTATTTGAAGAACCACTACCAACTACTTGGAAAGCGAATGTTATTTCATAATCTAAATGTGAATCAACTACAATTAAATCATCAATTGATACCTCCGTATCTTCGTTTACACGACCTAAACCGACAGTGGTGTTTGAAGTAGTTGTTTGGAAAAGTCGCAAAACCTTTTTATTGTTGAATGTCTGCAACTCATAATTTCCTCTGCCGCTATTAGTTATAATGAAGTTATTGATATCAACAAAATCTTCTGTGTTTTCCTTAGTCTTGTTCAAATAGTAGGCTTGAGAAGTGCCACGATACATAGGAGAACATTGTCCAAGACACCAACCTACCTTATACAACGGAACATTCTCATACAACAACTCATCGCTCGGCTTACTTCTTAGAAGTCTTATAAATTCTCCATCTATGGGCAGCGGTTGACCATTTACAACGTCACCCTGACGCTTAAATATCATCGCTGTTCCTCTCTTTCGTATCTCATCGAACAGATGCTGAGAAAGAAATTGAAGCTCTTCCAGAGTGATATTTGATTCATCAAAGTACAAGCCATATTGTCTTACGTTTTCACGCATCAAATCAAAATCGTCTTTGAAATTTTCAAATCTCGTGAAGAAACGTATCATTATAGCGAAGAAACGTGCCACGCTATAAAACACATCAATAAAGTCAGCATCTTCTTCAGCATCTGAATTAGCAGCTCTGATTATGTAATCGGGCAAAATGCCTCTGTAATACAGCTTTTTGAATAAGTTTTCTTCCAATTGACGTAAACCGTCTGTACCAACAATATCAGCGAATATACTGGAAGACAAGGTGGGGGCGACAAATTGAATTTCCTCCCTTGACCCATAGAAGTCTATTGTTTTGAACTCTATTACTCCAGTTTCATCTGTACCAGTGCGGGTAAATCGGAGTTGGATGGTGAATTGACCGTTGGCAACGAATTGACCGTTGGCAAGATTTTCATTTGTTAAAGCCAACCAATTACTCCAAAAAACTCCGTCTGCTGAAACACGGAACTCTTTGTTCACTGTCCTTTCATCTGTTATTCCTTCCCATACGTCCGAATACTCCGTGAATTGGATACGTCCGTTTATCTTAGGAACAACGTCAATGATAAGAACATCACCTATTGCTTGTAATATACTATCCTTCATATATCAAGTTTTCATCTTGTTTATTATACTTATTGGCGTCATCACCGTCAGGATTTATTACCAGTTCACCGTCATCGTTGATTTCACCAACCGTATCTCCCGAATATGTCAACATCAATTCTCCCTCTTTTCCCGAAACATTGTCAATTATCTTAGTACTGTCTAAAACATCTGACTTGTAGATGGAAGGAGTTTTTGACCCATCTTCGTTCATATCAGCAAAACAACTTATAAGAAAATCACCAGTTTTGGTGTCAACTTCGGTTGTCGTTTTTACACTTACTTCCGTTCTCATATCAAATAGTCATTAAAACAGAACTTGAAAATGAATCATCAGGCTCATTGGGATAATAGAACTCACTCAATACGCCACCATTGTCTTCTATGATATTGCCATCCAAATCTCTCAATACAAATCCTCTAATGCGTGGCAATTGATATTTCGGTACGTTTATATCAGCGTGCGGAGAAAAGTGCGTATCAGGCACGTATCTAACACCCTCAACATTCTTAGCGGCATACAACAAGTTTTCCCATTCTACCTTATCACCATATTGCCAAAAACGATAGTCAAAAAGTTTTGACATTTGAATCTGTATGTTCTTGCGAATTTCGTCTTGGTCATAAGCAGGGTCAAAATCTACTCGGAACTCAACGTCAACTGTAAGCCAATCAACATTATTAAGCTTCAAAGCATAATCTGTAGAAGTTCTCAAAAGCTCGGACAAAGAAAGATATTCTTCAGAACGGCTGAGAATTTCATTGAATTCATCTTCCGTGAAATCCTGTCCGTTTACTGAAACAACAATCAAATTCAAACGTCCGCTTTCGTCCGTACTACCTTTGAACAGTCTTAAAACATTGTTATTGATTTTCATAAAGACTTGCTCAAGATAAGACAGAGTTGTTCTTGACAATTGATTGATACTTTCTTTTATCCTCTGTCGGAACAGGTCATCATCTTCTTGGTCACGACCTCCAGTTGCAGCATACTCATTTGTACAATTTATATGACCTTCAGGAATTGGAGACACTTGGTTTATGGAAAGCGCATCTACATTAGCAGACAATCCACTCTGCAAACTTCTTACCTTAACATAAGCATATCCATTTTCACCAACCGTCACGCTCTTTTCGGGTACAAATACAATTCCCGAAGTAGAAGTAAACTGATGTGTTCCTGCTAAATAAGACGTTCCAGAATCAGCAATCACTCTAACATAAGTTGAACTTGCCGTTGCGCCAAATCTCGGAGCTACGCCACGAATAGCAGCTAACTGGTCAAGATAATTTCCATAAGCAGTATCAGGAAAGATATGACCTTCAATGATAGCTTGATTAGCCAATGTTCTTTGAGCAAGTTTTCCGCATCCGTATGCAATACCGTTCAAAACTGACTCATCCGAAACGTCACTCACCTTATCGGTTTTGTTGAGAAATATCTCCAACCATATTTGCTTCAATTCATCTACTGATGTTATTTTCGTTATCATAATCTTAATGTTTTTACAGTTGAATACGAATACTTGGTTTGAATAGAACAAGTGACATACAAGTCGCCATCTTTGAATTCAACGTTTGTAACTTCTATTGATTCAAACAAATCATCCTGAAGAAATACGCTCTGCAAGTCCTTTACCAATTCAGCATAATTGTAATTAGACATATTGGTACCTTGAAGCGGATTTTTACCAAACGCAGGCATTTCAGGAATGTTACCACGCTCAAGCTCTAATAGAATATCACATTTTTGTTCAACGTTGTCTTCATATTTTTTAACGGCAATATCATTGTCTTCCAATGTTATCTTGCGAGCAATATCCTTACCATAAATTTGATTGCCTACAGGCTGTTCAAGAATTGTTTCAACTACTACGTCCACCTGATTATTTACAAAGGCAGTAACGGCAGACAATTGGTCAATTTCCCAATCTTTCTCCTGAAGGTCATTATCAATGATAAGGCTTATTTCGCTAACACCATTGGAGCTTATTTCTTCGGCTAAATCCTTAACGGTTTTCATACCGCCAATGTTTCCCTTGACTTGTATATATGGCTGATAACCTCTTACCGTCTTAGATGTTCTGTAATACTTAGGCAATTTGGTTATCTTTTCCAAAGTATCATTAAGGTCTTGACAATACTCCTGAAGCTCCCAAAAACCGCAATTCGATAATCGGTGAGAAAAGTTTATGAACTGCTGCATCAGTGTTTTGCTCTTAGTCCTCAAAGAATTGAAATTGGAAATATAAGATGAATCAACACTTGCCGTATCTCCGTTGTAATATGAAGAAATATAGGAGAAATCATTTTGCATGAAATCCCTATATTGTTCCAAGTAGTCTAACAAGGCAAACTTGGTTATATTTTCAAAGTCACTTACAATATCACTAAACATACTTTAATGTGTTGTTACGTTTTACATCATTAATTACATTAGTCAATCCTTGAGCTATGGCATTGGAAGCAACTACTTTCAAAAGTTGAGCATTGTTCTGTTTACTACTCCTTACCGCTGAACCAGGTGCTATTGCCTTCAATTGAAGCTCGTAGAACCAAAGCATGTTATTCTCAATACTCTGATTGAAAGAATAGCTCATGACGTCAACGACATAAGAAGAATTGAAAGAATAATTATTGAACAACAGAATGTAAGGTCTGCCTTGCGTATCCAATTCATTAGTCTTTTTCAATATGTATTGTAACACTCTTGTAAGCCCATAACCACTTTTAATCGCTATTTCAACGCCAGCAATTTTACCAATATTGCCATTGAAGAAATTATTACCCTTTTCACTTGGGTCAACCATATCGGTAACAATCTTGAACTTTCTTCCGAATGTACCCTGCAAAGATATATTAACAGGAGCAAATGAGTCATTGAATAACGTCACCATACCGTTCTTTGTCTTTGTTTGGGTCTGTATAGGAGTTGTGCTTTCAGTTATATTATTGGGCATTACAACGAATGAAATGAAGCCTACCTGATTACCTGAGCAATCAATGAGTTCAAGAGAACACATATAATACTCGTAGTTATCAGGAGCCATAGCGTGAAGTGCCGCCTTACCTACGGTCATTGCAGCATTCAACGTATTTTCTATAACAGATGTAATTGCACTCATATTATTCTTTTCTATGAATTATAACTGTTTGTTCACGATATTGTACCAGTTCCTTGACCAGTTGTAGCTCCAGTTTGAGCGGTGGGGCTACCTGACGTTGATACTGGTATTCCTGGCTGTACAGTAACAGTAGCGGTCTTAATCCAAGCGTCAACTCCATCTGCTATTGCATTGGCAATGTTTTGTGCAAATCTTTGTTTAACTTCTTCTGAATTAGAAGTTTCATCAATTGGTTGGTCAAGCGCATCTTTTATTCCCTGAGTCAAAGACGCTCTCAATGCTTCGGTTGCTATTGGCATATCAATCTAAATTAGAAATTGTACTTAATATATTTTTCAATTTTTGCTGAGCAGAAGTAAATGATGCTATATTAACAGGAACAGAAGAAGTACCGACAGGCGTGACTACCGTTATCTGCTTAATAGCATCCAATATTTCGCTCAACAAATCTACAAGAGTTTGTCCAAGCACCATCGGCTCTTTACCGCTGTTTACATTGAACTTTCCAGCAACGGTAATGTTAACATTTTCTTCATTAGAAGTTATTACATTACCAAATTTATCTTTGAATTCCATCTTTTCTGAATCGCCAATCAAAGAAATTAGTTCATCATTCTTTCCATCCTTCAAAAATATATTGAAAGTATTTCTTGCTGTTGCCGTGAAATCATTAGCGGAAACATTTACCTTGCCATCACTATCTATGTTAACAACGCTATCTTCTGAACCCGAAGCAACCTTGATATTGATATTAGCTGGAGTATCAGATTTTCCTACGACATTTATGTTTAATGTAGCCGAATTGGCATCTTGAAAAATTTCAACCGTCTTTCCGTCTATTTCTTGAACAAATCGGTTTTGATTTTCTTTCAAAAGGTTTGTGTAACCTTCTTCACTTATTATACCAATTACAATGGGGCGGTTTGAGAAGTTTTCCCTCAACCATAATACTGGCGTTCCTCTCTCCGTACTTTTTAGCGGAAAGCGTATTTTTTGGAGAACGTCAGGCAAAATCTTAACAGCACTTATGTAACCATAACCAAAACCTCCATTGATTGTTACCGTAGATGTACGATAGCAATCATCAATATATTGTTGCCTTGTATTATCATCAGGAACTACGATAAAACCGATACCTGATTGTCCTATGGCGTTGTTACCACCCCTATTTATTTCAAACTTTCCTTCCATATTACTTTTCAGATGTTAGTTTGTTTACATAAGTAGAAAGTATTTGCGACCTTTTCAAAAAGTATGCAAATACATTTATGTTTACTTTCCAAGATGAAAATACTTTCTTCCAGTTTTCAACTGTGATATTGTTGACGTCAAAATCTTCTCCAAAATCAATAATGTTGAAATAACTCATCAAATCTCCGTTGACTTCTTTACCGTCTATGTATTCTTGGAACATGCCTCTTGAAACATTCAAAGTCGTAGTGCGCTCAACTGAACTACCGCCGAAAGAAATACTGTTACTAACTGCATCCACATAGAATTGCTCATTGTTAGGCATGATAATGAGCGTTCCTCTCTTTATGCGTCTATCTCCGTTCAGAGTTATTGTGCCACTGCGAGTGAATGGTATATATGCGTTGCTTTCAATAAGGTATTTCAAATCTCTTACAGCATTCTTGATTATGTTTTCTCCGTTCTTCTTTTTCTGTTCATCCGTTGTTTGATTCCAATATCCACTCATGTAGAAATTCACATACTGACTCTGAACGGTCAAATCTTTACTTCCCCATATAGCGGCATATTCAGGAAAGAAGATTGCGGGCATGTATAGCATGGTTTGGTCCAATCCTCCATACTCTGCGTAAGGTATGAGTTGATACCATGAGTAGATGCCTGTATTTGTCCATCCTATGTTTGTAGAAATTATTTCTTGTTCTTCGATTAAGAATGACGTCAGGTCTTGCATCTTATTCATCCCTTCCTTATCAAATGGCGGCTTGCGAACCATGAAATAATATTGGTCACCAAACGTATCTCCCGAAAATTCTACCAAAGGTTGCTGACAGACTTTATTGAAGAAATTACCCAATGGTCCAGTTTGTAAGGCTATGCTGCTATCAAATATCTGTCTGTGACTGACAGATGAGTCCATGAGCAACTTCGTTATCTGCCATATACCAGGTGCCAACCTTTCCCCTACGGCTCCAACCTTAGTGGTTGTTGTAGTAACAACGTCTTGTTCAATAGCATTAGCATCTGAATCAGCTGTAATATCAATGTTCATATAGTTAGATACTGAATCATCAATATTCTCGGATAGCATTGCCGTATTTCTGCCTTCATTCAAAACCTTACCTTTCCAAGTGCAACGCTCGGAAAGAAATGGCAAAGGATTGACCGCCACGCCACCCTTTCTTATCTCAAGATGAACGTGTGGTCCAGTACTTCTTCCGCACCTTGGAGTATCACTTGGGTCACCACCGCTATAAGCTAACAAATCACCTTCAGCAACAGTTTGTCCTCTTGAAGCAACAGTTTGATGAAGATGCATAAAGATAACATCATAATATATTGATGCCGTAGCTCTGAATCTCAATTTCATGTAAAGTCCTGCTCCATTAGCTTGAGTTGCTATCTGTATGATTTGTCCAGCTGTTGGAGCCAATATTTTAGTGTTGACTGGTACAGCAATATCAATTCCGTTATGTCGTCTGCCGTTTCGCATACCTATTGGAGAAGATATTATCAAAGAAGTCTTATTTCCAAGCCAGCCTTTTTTGAAAATTGGTATCATAAATCTTACTTTATTTTAACATACATACCATCACCCAAATACGTCATTCCTTCGTTCAATCTCGGAACTGACGGAGTGTCTGAATTTCTCGCTCCGTTATCACCGCCAGTTATTGGCGCATACTTATCCTCATTAACATTAGGCATATTAGTTCTGAAAGCATCGTTGTTAGGAACTTCCATTGATGAACTACTATCCGATTGTCCACTTCCTGAACTTGCTCCGTTTGCCGTTCCTTGAGTATTGGAAGAAACATCAGGATAAAGTTCAGCAAATCTTGTTCGCCTATCTCCCCAATCTTCAAACACATAGTCAGGAACTACCTCTATATTAGCAAGCTGAGAAATTACTCCCTTCATTATGAAGTCCAGTGAACGGTTGAATGGAGTGGCAAAAACGTCTATTTCGTTTGTCAATCTGCGAAGTCTGTTTATGGGAGTGTTATATTTATTTCCGCTCATATCAGCATTGCGAATATCGCCTTGTTTTCCCATACTTTCTGTATTAGCAAAAATTTGGCTCTCTCCCCAAACCGTAGAAGTATTGAAAAATAATGAACTATCATCTGTCAATAACTTCATCAAATCCCTACCGCTTACCGTAACATTTCCATTGCCATTAGCGTCTTGATAAACACTGACATTGTCAACCAATCCTATCATATCGAAAACATTACTACCCAAAGACTTTTCAAGCTCCAATTTTTCAAAAGAAATGAACAAAAGGTCATTAGATTGAATAAGCCAATTGAAGTAATTATGTTCCATGGCAACAATACCACCTTTATGAAAGAATTGTTTACCATATTGGTATAGGTCTATTTGCTCAGCACGTCTATCCGTATATGTAAAAATCTTCATCAATGAGTTATTAGTATCAGCATAAGGCTCTATCTTTAACAATTGCTGAATGGAATTTATAATGGGCAATGTAATAGAAAAAGAACCACCCGACAACGAAACATTTGTAGTCATATTTACAATAAAGTCCGATATATCTACAAATTTATTGGTATTACTACGAATAGTGCCCAAAGCGTTCATATTGTCTAATGCGCCAACATAATATAAGGACTTGAACCAACCCCAAACAGAACACTCTGGATTGAGTTTCTTCGTACTACGGTCAATATTGTATCCTTCGTTTTGAAGTATGTTTTGTATCTGCTGATTTTCAAAAGCATATATGTTATCGGTTTGAGCTTCAAAATTTGTTTGAGAAATAGCAAGCTCATAAGTTACGTTCTTAGCCTGAATTTTAAGAGTACAAGGACAAGGCAAAGTCATATCGCTTGTAAGGTCATCAGATGTAATTGAATCCTTACCTTTCTGCTTAGCATATTCAGCTTTCTCGTTCAAAGACATCTGATTGAAAATCATATCCCTATTATAATCAAACAGCGCATCAACGGAAATGACACTGGTTGAGATATGCTCTGCCTCCATATATTCTGCTAATGTTTTAACAGAAGAGTCATGATGATATAAAGTTAGATATTCCATGTTAAAAAACTCTTTGTTTTATTATATCAGCAAGTGACTTAGTACCAGTGACTAAATCCTTTACATCCTTAGCAAGATTTTCAAGAATGCTAACACCAGCGTATATTCCATCAGATGCTTTTATCAGCGTTGACGTCAATTCAGAAGTATATCCCTCAACTTGCTTAGCATAGGTATCTCTGACTGGAGTATTGTAAGTATTGTAAGTATTTACCTCTCCATTAGCAAGAGTTTGTCCAGCTCTACCGCTCGTGATACCCCTTAGAATAGCATCCCTACGTTCAGGGCTTTCTATGCTTGAAAGCAATGCTTTACCTGCCCAATATCCCATAGGTGTATCCGTACCTCCATACATATTTTGTATCTTCTGCATATAAGCTCGGATAATCTCACCTTGTTTGGCAGGGTCATTGATTGCTCGGTCTATCAGGTCTGAACGTCCAGCAGTTTCAGGCAGCAGTTCTTCTACCGTACCGTACAGCAACGCTCTCATACGGTCATTCTGAGGATTGGTAATGGTGTTACGCACAGCCGCAATGTCACTTCCAGTCCTACTATCCACCGTGTAGTTTTGCAGCTGAGCAAATGCCTCTATTTCTTTGTTAGCTATGCTAATATTAGGTCTATCTTGAAAACGCATGAGTTGTTGCATAACTCCTTGTTGCATATTCAGATATTCCTGAACTCGGACATAGTTACCTTGCGACACTCCGCTGTTTTGTATTCTTGAAAGACGTTCTACAAGGTTGCTGATAGCGTCCGTAGCATTCATTCCATAACGGTCATATTGACCTGCGGCTCCCAAAGCTCCTTGGTCAAGAGAAAAAACCCTTTCCAATGCTTCCTGATAATAGGCTTCTGTTATACCATCCGAAGCAACTCCACGTTGTCTTATTCTCCTTGAAGCAGATTGAGCAAATTCAGGAGCAGACAAACCCATAGAGTTTATTCCAGCTAAATCATAAACAGGCGAATAATCCCAAAGCCTTCTGTACATTTCCTCTCTTGTCGCTCCGATTGAACCGCCACCGAAGTTAGGGTCATTCTGAATCAATGCTGCAAGTCCTGCCATTTGGTCAGATTTTTGAGCTTCCTGAGTTAGTAATGTACCAATGGTAGCAATAGGTTTAACCCAAGCAAGTGAACGTGCAGCACCTCTATCACTCATACCAAGCATAGAAGTAACGGTTTGAGCACCGCCCATAATAATGGAACCTAAATCACGACCTGCTACACCACGGGCAAGTTGGTCAAATCCCATCATTGTTTGGATTGTCCTCAAACCCCAATCAATTTTCTTTTCGTCATCTTCACCGCCACTGGTGTCGCCACCCCTTTCAATATCCCTTATCTGTTGGTCAAGCTCACGAACTCTTACAGCAGCTTGTCTGGCAGTTTCCTCATCTTCAGCCGTATCACGGTCAATGATAGCTTGCTGACGCTGCTCCCGAAGTTGACTCAAAAAAGAATTTGGATTCAAATTTCCTCCGCTCCTGCGAATTTCCTCCGTGAGTTCTTCAATAGTGCGGCTCAGTTCTTCTTCTTTTTGAGTTTGTTCTTCTTCGATAGCGGCAATATCATCATCGTACTGCCTACCAGCCGTTTCATAACGTCTGTCCCTTTCTTCCCCCCAACGGTCAATAACTCTCCTGACCTCATCGTCATCATCTATTGTAGAAATTTCTCGGTCAATGCTTTCGTCAATATCTCTATCAATATCAGAATAGCGTTGAGTCATACGCTGTTGAGCCTGTTGGCGTCTTTCTTCATACTGGTTAGCTATCTGCTGACGTTGCGCTTGTTCAATTTGAGAAATAATGGGAGTGTACCTATCACTTGGTCTTTGATAGGTACTGGCTTGTTCAATTAACATCCTACGCAAGTCATCCATGAGTCTTGCGTTGGGGTCAAATATCGGGCTTTGACGATTGTCCTGACTATCAGTAGTGGAAGTACGACTATCACCACCTGGCGTAGTCGTGCGACCGTTATCAGGAGTTGTTGGTTGAGCACCTCCAGTGTTTCTTCCTGTTATATCAATCGTTACGTTTGGCATTGTCAAATTCTTTTAAGTCCAAATTTTCATAATCTTCATCAATCTCTTTTTGTGAAACTTTAACACCGCTGACGTCATCAATCTGATACTCCTGTTCGTGTAAACGTCTTATCTTTTCATCTTCACGATATTCTATATACATGTCAATGAAATTCATCCGTCTGTGTTCGGGTGAACCGAAAGCAACATTATGTTTCCTTCTCCACCAATAGTCAAGAATAAAACCTGAGTGCCAACGATTAACAAAATCGTCAACACTCTTTCTCAGGTCATCGTTATTCTTGTTCTGTTGTATCATTAGTAGCAGATGAATAAAGTTGTCCCATAATCTTTGAATACCAAGGCAAAATCTGCTCTTTGTAAACAGTCACCAAAGTCTTAACCGTTTCTGGCTTCATCTGAGTGTAATCAATTCCATCTTCTTCTTCGGTTATGAAATTCTTCAGCTTTGGGCACATTACAGTCAAGAAGGCAATTGTATCTACAATATCCAATATAAAGTACATAGACTTTACACCTGATGCTGCGAATGAACCGTACTTGCCTCCAGTCAAAGCGTTTTTCAACGACTCAATGTCAATCAGTTGTCCGACATTAGGAAATTTAACTTGAAATTTCTTGTCGTTGTAAGAAATGGTAATTTCTCTTTCAATCATAATTTTTACAATTTTTAATTAACAATAAAGCACCACTTCCAATAAGAAAGTAGTGCTTTAACTATAACTGTGATTTGACAAATTGTCTTATCAAGCCTGAGTGCTATTGAACAGAATAGGTGACAGATATTCAAACTCAGTATCTCTACCTGAAATTTGTCCTTCTTGTATGTCAAAACCTTCTCTGGTGGCGAAAGCTCCAGCAACCTTTGCAAAGGTTTCATATTTGGCGCTTACCAAACCAGTTTCTGTATCAATCTGACCATCCTTAACTTTTCGTAGGATAGAAATTTCCAAACCATCTTCCTGAAGCAGAATAGCGTTTGCCCATTCCTCCAAAGAGTTGGCATTGCGGAATGTTCCCTTTTTCACTACATTAGCTAAAAGATTGAAATTGATAGTGTATGATGAACAAGTCAAACTACCTGACCATTCCAAAGCTGGAAGTTCAGAAGGAGTGAGAGTGCCCAATCCAGTCACACGACCTCTACGAATTTGCTCCGTAACACGGACATTCTTCATCTTACCCACCGTTACACTATTTATTTGAATAATAGCTAATGGAGCCGTCATTACTCTTTTTTCCATAAGTCTTCAAATTAAAAAGTGAAATCTAAAATGTTACCAATAAAGAACGTCTTGTTCACAGGTACGTTTGGAACAAAGTCGTAGGTAATGAAATAATCGCCATTGTTAGCAGATACTTTTACGTTCTTCCAACTAATAAGTAGATTATCATTACCAGTAGAAGCAACCAAAGAGTTGAGCTTGGTTTCGGTAAAGTTCTTCACTGACTCAGGTGAAGCCTGCGCAGCTGTCTGACCAGTAAATCTCGTTTGACCTTCCAAAATAAGCTCTTTGTTCAGCTGAGCCTTAATTAACTCAACAGACAACTCAAACGACTGACCGTCATCGGCAATAGTTTTCTTGTTAGCCTGCAAAGTTGTAACACCTTGGTTTACGCACCAATACCCCGATACATTGCGAACATGTAAGATACCAGCTTGTAGTGCTTTCTCTCTTTCTCGCTTTTTGAGGTCATAAGCGAATGATTGATAACCAACTCGCTTGAACGTCAAAGGAGTTTGAGCAGCCATACCAGCATTCAATCCTATGATAGCGGCAGCAAGGTAAATCGTAGGCAGCTGCTTCGTACCATTACCGTCCTTGCGGTCAACGATAGGTGAACCATGAACAACTACTACCTGACCGCTGTTGAAATACTTAGCAATTGCCTGAGAACTGTTTGATTCACCAAGCAAGTCAGTATCATCCTGACCACCTGGAACAACCATGAACTCGGTGAACTTAGCATCCTGCTTCAAGAATGTAAACAGCTTACCGTTTGTTGCTGCGTCAACACCCTTACCGCTTGCAGCGTTCAAGTTGGTGCACAAGAAGAAAGTAACGTCAAGCTCATCAATAGCTTCCAAAATGTCGTCATACTCCGTACCGCTCAAATACTGAGTAGTACCGCCTGCTGCCAATGTCATTTCGACAGCAGCAAGCTCAGTTTCTCCTGAACCAGTCATGCTTACTACAAAATTGTTTAACATGTATCTGTTGGAGGATGCCCAATCATAAAGCTCCTGAAGAGTTGTGAAGTCATCTGACTCGGCAATAAGGTTTGGCTGAGCATCGTTCAAAGAGTAAGCGCCAAATGACTCACCAGCGTCATCCGTACCCATATATGAGCCACGATAAACTTGGAGTTTGAATGTATCTTCGGTATCACCTGCTACAATCTGCGCTCCATAACCTACTTTCAAAACTTCTCCTACCTTTACACCATTTCCTACAACACCTTCATTTTTACATTTTAATACCAAAGCATTGCTTGATGAAATGGTAAGAGTAAGTGTTGCGCATTTAGTGGTTGCTGCTCGTGCATAATACAGTTTAGGAGCGCCAGCTGAACCTGTAAGCGGAGTGAAAATTTTCTCAGCTAAATTGCCAACAAATCCACCGCCCATGAAAGACAAAAAGTCTTCATAGTTCTCAAACTCATAAACTGATTTCAGTCCTTGAGCAAGCTCGCCATGAACACCTGAACCGCCAGCAAATTCATATGAGCCATTCATAGACAATCCAGTGTCAATAATCATGACGTTGCCAAATTCAGCAACGTTGACTACCGAAGTAGGATTGTAAACTGTAGCAGCATATGAACCTGGTTCAATGTAGTTCTTTCCGTGAAAATTGACTACTGTTGCCATATTATCTACTTTATTTGTTAAAATATATTTGAAATCTTCTTAATTATACCTGCTACTGATTTGTGCTGTCATTGTAATCAATCATTCTCATACAAAAATAAAACTTCTTAGCAACTTCATTTTTTACAAGTTGTGGAACCGTATGTTCGTATTTGAAAGAAAGATTTATGACCTTATGGAATAATGGCACTGGAGTGAGGTCATCTTGCATCACTATATCGTTCCCCGATAATTTAGGAATGCGAATACCCATCAATTCCAAATGCGGTACAAGCATCAGCAGCATGCTTTTCAGTATGTTATACACTACATTTACTTCAGAAGAATTATTGCTTGTAATCATGATTTGATACGTACAATCATAAATCTGAGTAAAACATTGCTGTTCCCCTATCTTGTTGCCTTCTTCGTCCAAGATATTCTCGCTCATATACCCCTCATCCTCACCTATGGTTGATTCACCTTGTTCAGCAGGCAAAAGAATGTGCATTGAAATAATCTTAGCAACCTCTTGATTATATCCGAAGTTTACGGAAAGATTTTTGGGAGTCAATATCATTTTCTTAGCTTGCACAAAATAATTGTACAAATTCATTTTGATAGGTTTCCCCTCTTCATCGACACCCAATATCTTATACAAGATAGTTTCTTTATCATCGTCTGCGTGTTCTTTCAAATCGTCACGCAACAATTTTACGATACTCTGCAAAGTATTGTAAATTACAATTTCGGGTAAAAGTATTCCACTCATAATACACCTTCTAAATAAGTTGTTACTTCATTTTCTACAATAGTTTCAACGTCAGTCATATTAACCGCTTCATCAGCTAACTGGTAAGCCTTAATTCCACGGTGTATCCAACTCAATGGGTCTGAGTTAGCTCCAGCACGTCTAAACGTACCATACATATTTTGAGTAGTTTTACCATACTGTCCAGTGATTTTCGTCAAGCCTTCATATATAGAACTTTTGTGGACATACTCATCATATCTCGGATTGTTAGGAGTTTCTTCAATAGCAGCTCTTGACCTTGGAACATCGTAGGGTGAAGGAATTTCCTGAGCAGTTAGTGGTCTGCCTGATTGACGTTTCCTCATGATATCATATATCTCTTGAGGCATTTCGTTAGCAAAACCTGCTTGCCCTACAATGCCAGGTGTTCCATGTCTAAACGGAATGGTCAAATACCAATCTCCACCCTTACGAACCTGTTTGCCTTTTGCGTTGTAAACTGGGATAGTGTACCGTACCTTGCTTGACTTCTTAAAGCCTTCTTTCATGTCGAAAGCTGAAGCACCTTGCTCAATCATATTAGACAAGATACCAGTCAACACTATTTGCTTAGCAAATCTACCTTTATCAACCTTAATGATATTTTGCAGGTATTCAGGTACAGTTGAATTCAACCTTTGCTTAGCAAGTGCCTGCCAATTAGCATATACTACCGCAGTAACTGCATTTACGCAAGTTTCTGTAAGCATATCAATCTCTTGGTTTGACAAACCAAATTGAGATTGAAGTCCGCTTAGGTCTATTGTTATTGGCTGAGGCATATTATTCAGGCATTACAGTATTTTCAAAACTTTCTTCTCCGAATTTCTGAGCATCGAATATGTAGTGAGCTTTTCTTGCTAACACATTTATAGGCATTTGCCTGAGCTCTGAATCATCGAAAGAACATAACTTACCTTCCCGAACTTTCATCAGCTCTCGGTTGACGTCTATGACGTGATAAACAGGATAGTGAGAATATCTTACAGAAACGCTCATATTAGGAGTTTTCTGATTAACATCCTCCACGGGCAAAATACTCAAAAGACTTTGGTCAAATACTATCTTGTTTTTATCCACAACATACATTTCGCTCGGAATAGGCTCCAACTTAGTGTAATCGCCAAGGAACAAAAACATATTGCTTATTTCCAAAGGCTCATACACTGGATAGGCTAAAAGTTCACCTTCATACAATTCAGGTCTTAAAATCTCCGAATAAAATTCTTGTAATTGCAACAAGATAATTCTATCCATGAACCCAACCTTATCAATGCCCTTAGTTGTAATTGAAGCTGTCCCACGATTAACCTCACCCCAATCAAGATAGCGTTTCTTGCTATCCATATGTTGAGCAATGATACGTGTTTCAGTTCTATCAACAAAAAACCAGCCACGTCCCAAACAATTTTTACAAGTGGAAAGTGCCTGGCCAGTTGCCTTATCTACGCAAGGGCATCTCATCGCTCTATCTATGTAAGCATCGTACCCTTGCGATTGAATGAGTCTTTCAAAATCATCCACCCTCCATCCTACTCTTGGGTCAATCGGAGCAGCAGGCGTTTGATAGGCAATTGGTTTATCGGTAATGATGCTCTTTCGGTTTTTATTGTTACTTTCCATGCTTACAAAACTTCAAATACCACGCCCCTGTACTTAGATTTCAATATAGGCAAGACTTGATTCATTTGGTCAATGTAAGTCTTTATACGACCTGAGAAAAGTCCACCTTGAGCACTACGGGTCAACGGAGTATTTTGACTTACTCCGTCAAGCGTTATGCTTATAGATGTTAAACCAATTCCATACAACACATCGCCTATAATAGCAAGAACATTGAGTGCAGCTAACTTAGCAGTAAAATCTAATAAATCAGCAGGTATCTTATCCCAACCAGTGATATATCTTGTACGCCAGTAGTTTGGAATATAAGCCTGACCAAACCATCCAAGATGCGGTGAAATACCGTTGTAAATCAAAGAATTGTTTGTCATATGAGCACCTTCCTTACTACCAGTATTTGGAATAAGATATATATTTCGATATATTGCTACTGACTCAATTTTCTTAATAGACAACCATTCTCTGGGATAAGTCAATTGACAAACATCGTTTATCCATCCCTCCAAATTGTCTATATAGGCAATAGGATACATTGTTTTGATATACCCCCAAGACATAAATTCCTGCCTGATGTAATCTCGGTTTTCCTCTATGACTTGTTTTGTTAGCTTAATACTGAAAAGATTTTCTATCAAAGATTGAGCTGACAGAATGTGCTGAGAAATGGATGACATGGACATTTTCCTACCGTCATTTGAACACATAGGAATACCAAACATGTAATTCTCTAACAACTCGGTTGGAGACATAATCATCCCCATATTTTTGTTGTATTTTATTTTCAGTCTTAAACTTGGCATATCAAAACAATGTTACTGTTGTTAATCTTCCTCTTCAGCCGTTTCGTCATACTTCTTCAGAAGATATGCTTTCATCAGCTTCTTAGAAGAAAGTTTGTCATATTCTTCAGCAGGCAAATTGCCTTCCTTAGCATAGTCCTTCATCTGAGCAACGGTCAATCCGTCAAGATAGGCTTCAAACCTTTCTCGGTCAGACTTTCCATCTTCTTCGGTTTCCTCTTCCTCAGCTTCAGGCTCTTCAACCTCATCCGTTAAAGTCTTTTCTTCCTCTTCAGTTTTAGCGGCAGACTTCTTCAGATATTCCCAGTCATTAGTGCCTTTTACAAGCAACGCTGCACACTTAGGTGACACTTCGGCTACTCCGTTGTGGTCAATGCTAATAACGCCATCTACGGGCACGCAGAGCTTCATAGAAGCAATCTTGCTGTTTTTTGCTTTAATTTTCATTTTCTTGAACGATTTTTAAGAAAAAAGGGCAGGGCAGAACAGCCCCACCCCCTTCTTCGATTGTTACTATTTTCTGACCTTGATTTACTGGATTGTCTTTCCGATATTGATAAAGCGTACCATCTTCTTCGGAGCATACAGCAACGGAGTACCATACAGCAAAATCATGAAGCGGAAAGCAGGAGACAGAACAGCCAAATCCATCTTCATCAGCGGAGCCAACTGAGAGAACTCAATAACTTCGTTGTCGAACTGGAACAGAATGCTCTGGTCAGTATCAGGCAAGTACCGATTCATATCACGGATAATTTGAGGAGAACCGCCGTCATAACCACGGGTCAGGTCATCAACCGATACCTCAAACAAAGGATAGAATGGGCCAGTAGCAGCTCCGCCAACCTTAGTACGGTAAATGCGATATGCCGTTGCTTTGTTAACACCACCACCGTCAGCGAACTTGAGGTCAATGGCAGAACCAGCAGTTGCAGCTACGGCAGTACCGTAAACAGCTAAATCGGACTCACCGAAACGGTTGATTGCCGTTACAGCGTAGTACACGTTACCAGCATCCGTGCTACCCCACTTGCTTCCAGCAATTGAAGGTTGAACTGCAGTAGGCGTTGAACCGTCCCAAGTCGGTTTTGTCGGAGCTTTCTGAGAAGTGGCGGCTGAAGATGCAGTCTTTGCCGGCAGCTTCTTGAAGAACACATCGTGGTTCAAACCGATACGACCGAACTGAGAGTCAAATGCCTGAACACGCTGACCCATAATACCGTCAGACAAGCTCGGAGTATTGGGCACAATGAACTTATTACCATAGAAGTTCTTAACAAAGTTGGAAAGAACTGCGGGTGGTCCATAAATCTGAGTACCCAAACCGTAGTTTTCTACGATAGTGTTTGCGGCAGTTTCGATAGCGTCCTCAGTCAGAGCAGAGCCACGCAAGTCAACAACATGCTCGCTGTCCATATAGTCAGCATAAGATGCCCAAGAGTCAGAATTTCTCTGCTGAGCAATAAAACTGCTGAACTGTTCAGGAACAATCTTCTCATCACCGAAGTACAAGCCTTCGTTCAGAGCACGCAAAATCCACAACGTACCGTCCTTGATAGTGCGCTCCATCACGGAACCAATCATCGTATTTACAAGGGTCATCTGGTGAGTTACGCTCTTGGTTACACCAAGGTATTTCACCAACTGAGCCCTGCGTACAAATACGCTGTCTTCCTCTTCAGGCAGCTCACCTTCTCTGTTCCAACCTCCACGGTGTGCACCGTAGCTTACTTGCTGGTTGTATTCTTCAACGGTGTTGTAGGCAGGTTTCTTCGGAATATCCTTCCACAACCGAATATCTTGCTCACGGAAAGTAAGGTGCTTCAGAGTTTTCTCCAAAGACTCAACTTTCAACGGAGCACCCGACGCAGTAGTCAGGTCTGTGGTTTCACGGCCAGTAATCTGTTCCGCAGCCAATGCTTTGTTAAGCTGGTCAACGGTTTCAGAACTTTCCATTCCAGCACGGAAACCATCTTGCTGAGAGGCAAGGCCATAATCAGCCAAGTTGATTGTCAATCTTTCGTTCATCTTATTCTCGTTTTAAGCGTTATTTAACAATTTCATATCCACACTCATTCTTTACACGGGCAATAATACTTGCCGGCAAAGTTTTGCTTGCTTCAAAGGTAGTACAAGCCTTGCTGAACTCAGCGTCATATCCCTTAGCAAACGTAGCTTGGTCAAGAATTTCTGCAACCAATCTCGGCTGTCGGCTCATAGATACCTGATTTGACTTGCGACCTTCACCGCCTTTGTTCAAATCATCCTCTTCATTACCCTTAGCAAACTGACGTTCAACTGGACGTGCAGCACTGAGTGACTTCGGAGCAGGAACCTCAGAACCAAACTGCTCAATCTTTTCGGTCAAAGCTGAAATGGTGTCTTCCTGAGCTTTTACAAGGTCAAGCAACTCCGTTTCACGCTCAGCAGCTTTCTCCAATTTCTGACTTGCGTCCTTAATCATGACGCCCAAAGCCTTAATGTACTTGGAAGTAATTTGATGAGAAGTCGCCATTGCTTTTTCGATACGGTCAAAACGGTTACCACCTTCACCGCCTTTCTTCATTTTGCCTCCGCATCCTTTCTGAGCATCGTCATCATCTTCCTCATTTTCTTCGGTAGTTTCTTCCTGCTCTTCAGAGTCATCAGCATCTTCTGCTTTCTTAGCTTTCGCCTTATTCAGAGTTTGCTCCTTGCCTCCGTTGGTGCATCCGTCACCACCCTTTTGGACATCTTCAGTCGGCTCTATATCAAGCCCAAGGGCTTCATAAGCCTTCTGAATATCCTCTTCTGTGACTGAAATTTTACCTTTCATATTGGAAATTTTTGATATAAGTGAATAAATTTTTTCTGCTTTTTCAATACTAATACCTGGAATGTCTTTGAAAAGTCGCTCAACTACCTCTGATTTTCCAAAAGTTTGATTTTTGAGCTTTTTATTCAATGACTCTTTTCTCAAAGGCTTTCCGCTTTCGGTGTCCAAACTCTTTTCTTCTTTTGTTTCCTCATCGTCATCCATATCATCGTCAATATCACCTTTAATGATATTAGCGAATGTCTTGGGATTTTTCGGCTGATGAGTGATAGCCACTCCAGTGATAATAGCTTTTACAATCTTTTTGTAATCAGGAGAATTTTTGTTGTTAGATTTTCTCTTGACAACTTTTCCTTCGATAGAATACCCCAACCGCCTTGTCTTTGAATCTTTCTCAAGAGTATTAGCAAGCTCCCAAACATCGCAAGCTATCTTAGAACTCGGATACAAATCTGTCTCAATGTACAAACCCTCTGGACGTATCTCTGCTTTTGTAGGCTCTCCGATAATAGTAGCAGGTTGTCCCTTGGCTTGATGATGCCAATTGACCATACCACTTTCCATCAATGGTTTGATGTCAAATCCCTTGGGGTCAAGAAATTCTCCATCGGCATCTTCGTCTGAAGTGGAAGCAATACCGCCTAAACGCATTACTTGTTCTCCAGTCGTAGGGTCAATGGTTTCTTGAGCCTTTTCGATAGGACACCAAAACTTGAAACTATTTTCTAAATTATTTGACATATCTTTTCAAAAATAAAAGGTCAAAAGTTTTGTTACTCTTGACCTCTTTATAACTGTCAACAATAAAATTGCTAATTTTCAGACATCGTTCTTTTTATCCAGCCGTAGAAAAATTTTTTGTTATTTGAATTTTTTTCGCAAATAGAAATGTAATACTTTACTTTTTCCATCCTGCGAGCATTCATATAGTCATCATACGGGATGGTTGTATTTACGCTATCCGCTACGGCTTTCCAATACTCAACATCTGCTTCAAGCTCCTTAATACGTTCTTCATTGAGATTGGGCACCTCAACGTAAACAGTATCAGGCATCGTAGGAACTCTTGGTTCATCTTTCTGAACTCTCGTACCACAGCTAACCATTAAGACTGTTAGCAAGCATAAGAATAACTTTTTCATACCACTGAATTAAGTTTGTTCAATAACTCATCAGACATACGTCCAGTTTCTTTCATTCCAAACTGACGCTCGGATAGTTTAATGGAAGTGCTTGGTCCCATGTTTACTCCTGTATCGTACAAATCATTAGCAACCTTTTGATTTTTGATTTCATCACCCCAAATTGTATTCCAATAATTAGTACGATAAAGCGACTGTTTACGCTCTTCAAGCTCTGGCGTGGAAATTTTTTGACCGTTTTTCTTATTCTTAATTTGGTCAAGAATTTTCCAACCGCTCCAAGATGGATTGGCTTTACGGCTTATACCACTCCAAGTTTCGCCACCGCTATCTCCATCTACTTTTGTCCAAATATCCTTTCCTTCGTTCTTTTCAGTACGATTGAAAGCTATCAAAAAATCTGCCATGTTACTTAATTGTTAGTTGTGAAAAATCAATACAATCGTGAGACATCCAATTTATTAACTTATCGGACTTCTCACTGTTGCTTAAATTGTCAAAATCGCTCGGACTTATACCAAATCCCGATAGATATTGTTTGAAGCCGTCTTCAAGAACAACTATGCGGTTGCCCTTTTCAGTTATCTTCTGAAACTCTTCAGATAAATCTTCCAAATTATCAGTTGATTGTACAGCTTCAAGATACGGCTTCACCTGATATGCTTCCAACAAAGGAAATTTGCCCCTGAATGGAATCAAGTTGGACGGTTTTTTCAAAGCAACTACCTTAGATGCTCTGCCCGCCATAACAGATAGTTTTCTTTCTCTGTTCATAACTTCATCGTTTTACAATTACCTTACTACGATTGAGAATAATCATAAATGAATTTGGTCCACCATTACCATGAGGCTCAATGATAGCGTCATAACCCTTCAATGCGGCATATGTTCCGATAGCTTCTTTGCTTCCTTCTGAAACGGATTGATAGATACCAGTAATTATGTCTTTGTTTGGGTCTTTCGCATTCTTTATAGCATTAAGCTCATTTGTCTTAGTGTTCAAATCCGATTTAATACGGCTTATCTCCTTATTCATTTTATTAACCTTGTCGCCCAAATCAGAAGTTTCCCTGTCGATAACCTTTTGAATGACTTGATAATGATTTTTCATCATCCAATCTTGGAACCTTCTTAAAGGATAATTGTATGCTTTAGCAAAAGCGTTTTTGCGCTTGATGGCATTATTTTCCCATTGAAAACGACTCAGCATGAAACTCTCCTTACTATTAGGTAATTTGAACACATATACGTCTGTGCCCTTGCCTTTCTCCGTTACAGTACCACCGTTCTTCTTAATCCAGTCAAACATCTTGCCTACCACGAAAGCATCCCATCCTGGATAATCAGGCTCGCCAGTACTCGTTACAGCTCCCCAATCGGTATTATCAATATCAAGTTGAGACATAACCAAGACATCGTTATCCCAGTGCATATCTTTCTTGATTTGCTTCTCGGTATTTTCTGTAATATTGTTCAGGTCATCCTGAGTTTTAGTAAGGTCTGCATTCAGTTGGTCAATTTCGGCTTGCTTAGCATCATATGCTGCTTTGTCGTAAGTGACCAAAGAAAGTATTTCCTTTCTTAAATCAGGCACCATAGCAACCTTTGCTTTTGGGTCAAGACACATATCAAGAATTTCACCGCTTCTTCCCGCATAACCCAAAGCAGCTCTATAAGCGTCTGAATTTTTGTAGGTAGTTTGGGTGTTGTCCTTGTTATGAGTACCGTCATTCACATGAGCATAAATCCCCGAACCATGAATACCAACAGTTCCGTAGAAACAGTTGTCATTGTATCTGAAGTCATCAGCATAATACTCTGCATCGTGACCGCCACCCGAAGAAAGTCCACGGAACATTTGATACTTGGATTGTTTAGCCATATTCCAATACGTTGCTTCATCAACAACTTCTGGACGTGCGTCAAACCCTCTTTCCTTACATATGTTACTCAACATTGACCATCCTACTTGATAATCATAATCGAATAACTTGTTATGATAACTTCCGCTTACTGAATTCCAAAGTGCGTCCAATTCCTCATCGGAAAAGTCACGATACATGTCAGCATCACTCTTCAGTTTTCTCGGTACAATCTTACGATTTTTCTTGTTTAATTTTGCATTCAAATCGTTCTTGATGCGCTCTAAATCTTTGAAACGACCTTCCATTGCCATTAACACCATAGCATGTAGGGTGTCGCTTTCATTCTGTTCCAAATAATTCAAAACGTCATCTTTCTTCGACAAGACTTCATCTATTTGGTTTATGTAGTCTTGCGTTGTTAAGTTTGCCACTACTGACGGATTGTACTTTTGCATACTGTCAAAGTCAGTAACCTTAACTCCAAATGTTTTGGTACTTCCTTGAGCACGATAGTGCAACGCTCCGCCATTATCTACTCGGATAACTCTACCAGCTGAATCAATGAGACAGTTGTCGTTTTGATAAACGTCCCAATTGGCCAATAAAGCGTCAGCGACAAACCCCTTAGCCATCTCATCATAATCCTTAGAAGAAGGAGTGTGTGTCAAAGGAATGTATTTTGACAACAACACTGCCTCTCCATTGTCATCATAAAGTTCATAATCAGGAACTCTCTGACCAAGGATGTCATATAATTGATTGGTAAGATATTCTGCTTTAACGTGGTCATTGCTGGTATTGCTACCTCTCTTCATCACGTACTGATTACCACGACTATCCTCAACCAATTTAGCACCAGTACTTCCTCCAAGCTGTTTAATAACTTTCAATCCGCTTAGGTCTTGAGGAAAAAGCTCATTTACATACTTTTGCTTAGCATCAACCGATTTTTGGTCTGAAACTTGTCGCCCAATCTTCTTCTTTCCCTTAAATACACGCCAATCGTATTTTGTCTTAGCATTTGGAGTGGCGGTGTATATGTACATAACTCCATCGACAACCTTTGTCTGACCTGGGACTACCGCCTTACAAATCTCTTCATCAGGCTCTATCCCATTAAGATGGTCATATAAAGACTTTGCGACGCAAACGTGATAATCATAGTCCTCAAGAAATGTATCAGACTTTATCTTGTAAGCATCGCAAGCCTTTACCAAAAGGTCATCAGATACCTTTCCCTCAGCGTTTTGGAGGGCAAAGGTATCCAATGCTTTTCTTAACTCGTTCATAACCCCAGCAATATTTCTTCGGCTTCTGATATACTCATTTCGTTGCTATTGGCTTTCGCCATATCCTCTTCCTCATCATTCAACAAAAGATTTTCCGCTTTCTCAACGTTCATATCCTCTGGGTCATCAACGTGATAGTTCACGCCATCGTCCGCATCATGAGCATACGCTTTATTGAGCAGCAAATCTTCTGCTTTGACAAGTTCATCCGAAACAGCGTCACCTTCAAAGTCATTCATAGCAGCTTTGGTCAGAACGTCCAAAGCGACCTTCTTCCAGTCTTTCTGCTTAGAACCAATCATAGCAGCAAAAGCAGGATTGTTACGCTTTTCGTTGGCGTTGTCAACCTTACGTTTATTGATAAGAATTTCTTGGAAAGTACGTGTAGTGAACTGAGCAGGGTCAATGTTCTTTTGATTTTTCTCAATCAAAGACATGATTTCATCACGCTCTTTCTTATCGGCTGCTTCATCGTCCAATCTCGGAGCTTGTTTGAATTCATAGTCCTGATAACGGCTCTTCATAACCTCTATCTGCTCAGGCACGGTGAGGTAAATCTCCGATACCATCATAGCACGGCTAATGATTGCTTTGGTATCTTCATTCTCGGCAAGTGAGTTCAAATCCTTATTGGTCATAATCATAATACGACCTGTGAACTCAAAGTTGCTCTTAATGTCATCAGGGTCACCGACAATACGCTTACCAGTAGTAGCAGTTGCTTTCTTCATTACTGATGCGCAATCCGCTCTACGCAATACCTTGTCGTTGTCATCGAACACGATAATCTTACCGTTGTGAGCCTTGAGAATACCAAGTAATTGCTTGCCTGAATTTACGTCAGGAGCTTCAAAAATATCGTAGTCATCATCACCTGGCTGGTCACCCTCTTCAAAAGGTTTCATGTTCAAAAGCTCGGCAATCTTGTTAAAGCCATATGACTTACCGATACCAGCTCCACCTGCGGAAATCATGAAACGCTGTTCAGGATTGTCCAAAAACTCCAAGTATTGTTCATTCAAGTCCTGAATAACTTCAACTGGGTCTTTGTAATCAGGCTCTTTCTTTTTCTCCTTGTAAACAAATTGGTCATACTTGATACGACCTTCCTTAGTTTTGAGATTGAAGCGTTTCTTAACACGGTCATCGTTCTTGTTGAGATACCACTTCTCAGTGATTTGACTGCCATTAACTCCGCCTTCATCTGAATCATCGTCTATATCGACAGATGCTCCTGCGGCTGCTCCACTTACCGTATCGTCATCACCTGAAGAAGTGGATGTTTGCTTTGAACTTCCTTGCTTAGTCATCTTCATAAGCTGACCCAGCGTTCCTGAAGTATCAACCTTTGACATATCAAACCCTCTGCTTTCAAGTTGTTTGTAAGCAATCATACGCATCTGCGCATTACCATTCTTGCTATTAGCAACTTTTAACAGATTGTCATCCGAAGTAGTAGCAGCCCATTGAACCAACTTCTGTGAGTCCATAGGCTTCGCACCGCTTTTAGCAGATGTCGTCTTTGACGTTGTAGCGGTTGTTTTTTTACCAGTATCAGAACTCCCCGAAGAACTACCGCCTGCCGCACCAGCAGCGTTTTTCTTAGGTGGACGCCAGTCGAATTTTCCTGGCTTGTATTCTGTCCATACCCACTTGCCGTTGGGGTGCATATCGCCTACTTTACGCTGCACCGCCTTTTCAATTACATCGTTATTTTTTACCATAACACGTTATGTTTAATTTATTCACAATCATATTATGGTAGAATAATAACTGCTTTATTCTGTTTCCCACTCAATTGGAAGCTCTATATGATAGAAGTCCTCCATAATGTCTTTTGTTATTTTCTTAACATTTTCTGAATCTTTGCCTTTTTCAAGCTCTTTTTTGATTAACTTTTTACCACCACGGCAAAGCCTTACTATTTCTTCAGCATTCTTCTTAGCGTTGAATAATTCATAAACAAGCTCAAAATTAGCTTTTGTATCTCGGAGAAATTTAGCAGGTGACATCTGCATAGCTTTCTTCAATGATTCAGCAAATTCTTTCGGAGTCGTGTTCCATGGAATAATGATTGCTCTGACGTTTTCAAATAACGGGTCATATATTTCCTTATCTCCGTTCTTAACCAATCCCCTATAATCACGCAAAACTGGATAAGCACCGCTCAGCATAGCTTCGATAATAAAACCGTTTATGTGAGTGCGACAATAATTAGCATAATGTTCAGCCCAAGATGGGTCAATAGCAAACTTCGTATTTTTCAAAGTCTTAATGACATCACCACCCGACATCTGACCCATATACTCCATACCAAACTTAACGGCTCTATCCCAAAGAGAAATTTTACCATCCATCTTCTTAGGCAAGTTAGGGTCACGCTTCAGAGTGCACATGTAATTACTCTTTGTCTTTGTCTCACTGGTCATGTAATTATATTCGATACCAGTTCCAGCAATCTTAACCGAATACCTTTCTTCACTCCCCTTTTGAATATACGGAACAGCAGCAATCAGCTCTTCCATATGTTTCATAGACTTAAACATATGTGCAGCAAAAAAGTCATCCGTTCTCTTTTGCATGGGTCTTATTGGCATACGTGCCCCATCGGGCAAATAACGTGGATTCAATAACAACGTTCTTGGTATCCCTATATGGGAGCAACACTGGTATGCAGCAAGATGAGCGCAAGCCATAAACAATATCTTATCTTTCAACGCAGAAACATTACAAGCTCTAACATCAAAATAGGCATCGTGCACCAAGAAAACCTGTTTAATGGAAGAAGGTAAATCAAAGAACTTCCACCAAAAGTCAAATTCAACCCCTTTCTTATTCCAAGAGGAACTTTTAGTTGGCATGAAATTCCAAAGAATGATATCAGCATCCTTTACCAATTCTTTCCACCTCTCCACAGCGTTCTTTTCATATACTCCGATACGGTTACTTGGAGGCAAGAAATACCCATAATAGTTATTGCGCCAATAACCTGTTACCTCATCTTTCTCATAACCTCCAGCCTGAGAATGGAACTTTATCTTTTGTTGATGCTCTCCGCTCTCAAACTCTTTTACTTTCTTGTTATAAGCACTCTGAGTAGTAGATGCAGGAGTCATTTGAGCTACATCCACTTCATGTCCTAAATCTCGGAATGCTTTAAGCATATCAGCAACATAGCTCACTATTCCTCCATATTTTGCTATCTGAAAATCTGCAATGAATATCTTCATAAATCAAAACGGCAATTCTTCGTCATTTTTAACATAAATTTCTTCGGGCAAATTCTTCTTAATGTAATTCTGCTCATAGAATAATAACCCTGACTGACTACGATAGAACTTGGAAGCCAATTTCCATTTAACATCGCTAAACTCATCAACTGGTACTGACCGTTTCAACGTATATTCTTCCAATTGTTTATTGACTTGCGTTTGAGAACGTCTTTTATACGAATGCGGAAATTCACGATAATACTCCATGTAGCTTATTGCGCTCTGAATAGTTTCACGAACAAACAAATGGAATGGATGTCCTACACCCCAAGGAGCAATCACTTTGTACCCCTTATTATTTTTCAAGAACTTCCTCAACCAGTTTACAAGCATTTCCTCAATTTCATTTAGCGTATCGCTACCGAAGTACCCACGTAGATATTTATACGTTGCTTCCACAGTTACTTCTTTGTATTCCTTATTGAAACCATAATAGCTCTCATCGTGAAAATCGGCTGTAAGATGAAAGAAAGGAATATTGAGAAAATCATACAATTTTTCATCTTCCGCAATACGCTTTGGGTCATTCTCTACGGTCAGCACTTGAACTTCGTATTGAGGCTGAAATAGTATATGAGAACAACAAAACAGAGCGTCATCTGAATGTGGTGAAACAATTAAACATTTTTCAGTTTTCATTACAATTCTTTTTACTTAGTAACTCTGTGACGTATCATTCCTACAAACCAACCATTAGGTATTTCTTCACCCTTTCTTATAGTCTTATTTCTTACGCCATTGTTTATAAATATCTTACCCCAAAGTGGATGTTTATCTTTTGACTGTTTACCAATGTGAGCTTCTGATAAACGCCTTCTTTGTTCTTCTGTCATCTTCCATCCTTTTGTACCTCCTCTCATTCTTCTTTTTTCTCGCATCTTATTCCTCGTTTCTTCAGAATGCTTGCAACCCTTAAAATTTGCTTCAAGAGTTTTACTGTCTTTAATTTTATGTTGCCCTATATAAATCTTACCATTAACTACACAAGTTGTTTTGTATATTATATACATATTATTTCGATACTTTTATATTCAGTTTAACATTGCGCAATTTAGGATTTTTCGATATTTTCTTGATTGGTTTAGTGAATGCTCTTACATTATTATCCCATTCAAATCCATACGGTACCACATTTATTTGACAACGGCAATATGGATGAACTGGAGGAATTACAGGTAACCATTCTGATTGTTTTCTACCTATATTATTTCCATTGGAAATAATATCTTTCAATTTGAAAATCTTTGGACGACTATTTTCATCATCTGGGTCTTCAAGATATAATTTCCTACAAGAAGGACACGCCTCATTAAAAACATCAAAATATACTTCGGCATCCGCTCCGTTATTTTTCAAAATACTCTGAGAACGTCCTGTGTTGTATGCTTCATGTAATATGTAATAAGCAACACGCAACCAATCTGTGTCCCAACTCTGAGCAGCATCAGCAAGTTCTTGTGCTAACTTCGTAGCTCCTTGACGCAGCTCAATTGCCGTTACAGCTTTATCACGCACTATCTTCTGAGCCAGTAGAAGTTGCTCTTGATTGTTTTTCAATACTACGTTTCGGAAAGCCCCCGCCATACGGTTGCTCAAATTTGTTATATCGGTGTACGCTCTTTGCTTAACATTTTGCAATGCCAGCTCTTCCTCTTCTGTTAGCGGTATGAAATTCTTGCTCTTCAGGAACTTCTGAAACTGCTTGTAAGTCATATTCTTTGCCCTTGCATCACCTATGACTTCCGCTAATATACCGAAAAGGAAAGCATGCTCTATAATGCCCTGCTTATTCTTAAATTGGTCAACATCAATTCCTGCTGCTAAAAGTATCGCCTTATCAGAAGCAGAAAGAAAATCTAAACCAAGTTGTCCAGCAATGAATATCAATTCGTATTTCCGAAGAATTGATAACATATCTTGTATTTGACCCTGAGTGAATATCATTTCTTTTCCTCCCGATTTTCTTTAATAGCCGCAGCGGTTGCTTTGGCCATATATTGTAAGACTTCAGCAACCGCTTTGGCAGTGTTTTTATTCCATTCTTTTACAAAAGCATTTTCGTACTCCGTTACAGCAGGAAATGGAGAAGGAATGAAATGTATATGTTTATGTTCCTTCTTTGCCATAATTATTTCTTTTTCGTTTCCAATCCCACTTCTTTTGCCAAAGCAGCCTTAACTCTCGGCTTCAGATTAGTACCGTTTACAAAGAAACTTGGGTCATCGCTCTTTACCTTCTTTCCATTGGCTTCAAGCGTATAACTACCGTCGCTATTTTTCGTCACGGTTACTTTTGTACCGTTTATGTCGTGAGTAACAGTATTAGACGATTTCTTTGTATCTTTATCATCTTCTTTCAACCATCCCTTTTCCTTAGCAACCTTCTCACTCAAAACGCTTGAATTAACAATTCCTACTCTTTTACCGTCATAATAAGTGTCCCAATTTCCCTTGTCTGTCTTAACAACGGTTACTTTGCTTTCATCTGTAAAATTACTATTTACAGTTTGTATAGTGTACATAAAGTTATCCACTTGATGTTTTATAGCAGGAACTTTAGTTGTTTTTGAATCGCTACTTGAAGATGAAGAAGTAGTTTTTGATGAACCACCGCCACGGCTCGGCTTCGCTACACGCCAATCTCCCTTTCCTCCGTTAGCACTCTGTCGCCAAACCCATTTTCCATTGGGGTGTATATCTCCGTCCTGATGTTTGGCTTTTTCAAACTCATCAAGCTCCGCTTTGGTGAGCTCGGATTTATATGCTTCCATTTCAAAAGGATTAACCTCATCTTCAAAAGACTTTTCCAAACTATCTTCTGAAGTTTCTGCGCCAAATGATTTCATGATGTTATTGCGCACCATGTTTTGATGTTTCAAAATGTCTTCTAACTGTCCCATATTATTTGAATTTAATTCCAAAATCTAATGTATAACCATATCTGTCATCCATGCGTATACCTGAAACTCCGATAACGTATTTTTGATTCAAATCTACACCAAATTGAACTTTATTGGTTTTCAAATCTACCGAAGTACCAATCATTGCCCATGGAACCCATTTTTCTTTCTTGTAAATCACTTCTTTTTCGTAAACTGTACGGATATTAGGCTGAATTAAAGAAGTGGCGGAAATGAGATTGTTTTGATTAACAATAGCATCTACTCGGAATGTTCCTATGCTATCATTGGAAAAATCCAAAGCGTATTTTCTCTCCAAGTAATAATCTTTCCATACAGCAAACAATGCCGTTGTATCCGTAGGAACGGGAACTGGTATGCTGTCACGAATTATGGTTTCAACAGGAACTGGGCGGTCAACCGTATCTCTTACCGTTTCACCTTTTTGCCATTTGATTTCAACAATACGATTAACCACAGGCTCAGTTTTACCAAAAACCAAGTAACCTATAAAAAACCCCACCGAAAGACAAATTGCTAAAATCAGTACGGCTATCAATATGTTTTTACTCTGCGTTGTCATCGTCTTTGTTCAATCTTTTTTCGTAACTTTCAACCAGTTTCTCCAGTTGAGAAATACGCTGTTTATATTCAGTTTCACGTTTCTTGCTCTCTTCCTCAAAACTACGATATTGTTCCATGAGCTTGTCATATTTCATTTTCTCCAGCTCACGTTGCTTCTCGTAGTCTGTTCTCATTTCATTTAACTCTGTACGGAATGATTTGACAATCTCATTACTTAGTTTCCGCTCATTCTGATATTCGGCATACAAAGCGTCATAGCGTTCTTTCCACCAACTGTCCTTATTGTCAACTTCAGCTTGTAAAACGTCATACCTCTTTTTCCAAAAATCATCTTCCTTAGCATCTATCTCAGTCTGAGATTGCTTCAACTCTTGCTCATACTTCTTCTTGTTCATGGCTCTTGTAATGAGCGCATATCCTATCCCACTTGTACCGAATACAAGTGAAATTATTTCAAGTCCGTTATCCGCTAACCAGCCCATAGCTTATTTCCTCCCTTCAACTTTGTTTACTTTTAACTTAGCAATTTTCACTCTCTTTCGATAATCTTCTGTATCGTAGTTGGAACGTAAGCAACGAACTATCTCATCAGCAAATAACTGAACTATCCGTTCAAATGCTACTAAATAATTTTCCAAATCACTGGGATTGTTATAAGTGCATAAATAGAATATTGCTTTGGTTGAAGAACTTATCCTATTGAAGAATTTGTACCATTCCTTATTGTATGAATCGACAAACTGAAAATCTCTCCAATGTAAAGACGGTGTTAAAAGGTCATATACATTGGAAAGATTGTAAGCAAAATCTCTGCTTATGTAAGAACAGTTTTTATTCAACGTCAATCCGCATCCTTCCTTTCCATCCCGATAGAAGTCAAAGGCTATGGCAATTCCATAAGTCTTATGCTTCCTGAAGTGGTTTAACCAGTCATACGAATAATCTGTTACCACTTCTACATTTCTCTTGCGTAGCTCATCCGCAAGTGCTTTCTTGAACTCGCTTGACGGCTTATCGAAACGCTTAGATGTTAAATAAACTATCTTACACATAACAACGATTTATTTTGAGCGTTTTTCAACCACTTCTTCGGTTATCAACTCTTGCAAACTATTTATTTCATCACGTTTTGCCTGACGTTCAGAAATCAAAGTATTAACGTCATAAGGCATTTCGCTACTACTGGACAGAGCAGCCTCATAGCATTTTATCACCTTATAGTCCGTTTGTTCAAGCTCACCTTTTAATACGTCAATTTTGGCTAAAATTTTTGTTTTGTCGTTTTCAACGACTTCCCATTTTTGAACCACCTTTTCATTCTCTTCGACATAATAAGGTTTTGCTGCTTCATATTCGCCCAAATAACCATTGAACTCCGAAGGAACAAATTCCAAATATCCATCCAACTCCTTGAGCTGATTATCTTTCCAATCGTTCAATTCCTTGCGTTTTACAATAGCCTGAAGTTCTTCGATAGTCCTTTCATCGTCTTTCTTAGCAAGAATGGAGTTGATTATGTCGTCATTTACTACATACTTCACAACCTCGCTATTGAAGATGGTATCAATCTTCTTTATTTCAGTGTCATAGTCAATAACTGATACTGCATATTTGCTAACTATTTTTGCTTTCATACCTTACAATTTTTATCTTGACCAACGTGTAAACAACCAAGCTCCAACTCCATCAGGAGAAGAAAGATTAGCATGATAAAGAAATACGGCAATTCTTCTTGCTCCTCCAATATTGATATAGTCAACATCTGTATTATCGACAATCTTATGTCCATTACCTTGAACCGCTACATTAGCGGTATTAACCTGATTGACAATGATCATTAAACCGTCAAATGGAGTTGTAGGCAAATATACATTTCTGTCTTCTGTATTAGTACAAGTAACGAATGTATTGTCATTTGTAATGTAATAATCGCTATCTTGTACGTTTGCTCTACCATAAGAAATACTACCAGCTTTTAAACGTGAGAAATAAGCATCAAAAATATCAACACCACTTCCCAATGTTCCACGACTACAAAGAGCAGAAATGCCAGCCGCATACTTAACCGAAGTATAACCACCAAGTGAAGCTCCAGTACCTGTGAATAAAGCAGCTGCCGCTCCATAAAAAATTCCCAACCCAAAGCTATCCTCATAGTTTGGCAATTGAAACCCTTGATTAGTGTTAGCATTGACACTTACTCCTTCGCCAGAAATTCTAACTGATTTACCTGAAGCATTGTTGATATACAAACCGCTACTTCTATTCAGTTGAACAGTCTGTTGATTAGAACCTCCTGAAACGTCACGATTAAATGTCAAAGAACCATTAGCCAAGTTGAAATCGGTACACCTTGTATATTCGCTACCATTAACAGTAGCTTTCGATTGAATTCTACCGTTGGTAATATCTCCAATCTGATTCAACTTAGCAACTGCCTTAGCAAATGCATCATCAAACGTATCTCCTGCCGCTACATCTTCAACAGTAGTGGTATAGTCTTTCGGCTCCCAATCGTCAGATAGCTTTCCTCCCTTACCCATATTTTTCAACCAATATTGAATTTTTCTTATGGCTGAATCAACGGTGTCGTTGTTATTAACATATTGCGGACTCACCCTATCAGTGAAATCTTGAGAAATACGGATACCAGTAGCATACTTGAACTTGTTGATATATCTTTGTATTTTTGATACAATATTCAGCAACGTATCTCCTTTTGCTATGTCCGTAGCTTCACCGCCAGTAGAAATAGATGGCAGCTTGGTACCATAGAATGAATCAGGCTTGGTAGCTTCAGTCAGCTCATTATGAGCATTCTGTATGATGTTCTGATTTTCCTTTCCTACGTTGTTGATAGAAGTGGTCAGTTGTTCCTTATCCCTATCATAAGTTGTTTTGCTAACTACCCCACCAGCCTTATCAAGTACATTCTTCAAAGCATCCGAAAAGCTGAAGAAAAATCCACCGTTCCACGTTATGCTATTGCCCGTTACTTTCGACAAGAAAGACGAAAGTTTGTACTTAGCAAGGCTCCATATGTTGTTACGTTGAACCTTACCAAGAACATAGTCGTCAGCGGTGAAATCTGGCGTTTGCTCGTTGAACTGGAATACCAGCTTTCGGTTGGTTTCATCGAATACCCCGACAACATCGTCAATCTGTAAGTTGGAAGATGTTACGTGATATTGTATGTTCGTTCCAAGGTCATCAATCAGAATGTTACCCAAAGCGTCGCAATACTGTACTTTCGTAGAAGTAATTGCTAATGCAAGGGCATTACTTCGGTCTGTAATTTGGAAATACTCTCCAACCGACAATCCCGAATTTTTAGCCATATTGGTAAGCTCGGAATATGTGATTGCAGAAATAATGTTTTGGTCAAGAACAACCCACTGTTTCAGCGTTGGGTCATATACCTTATGCCTCAACTGACTCGGTGTGCTGTCGTACCAAATCAATATCGTATTTGACGGTGGGGTGCTACCTATATGAACACCCGACACCTGTCCTAAATTCTTTGTTGCCATAAATTATCTTGAATATACATAAGACGTTCTTTTACTCCAAGAAGAAACAAAATCCATAGTGCCTTGAGCATATTCACGTTTTGTCACCGTACCGTCTTTTGTTTCTCTCATAATTCTCCACCCATCTTCATCTTCCGAAGTACCCATGGGTGCCCATCCGTAGTATTTCACACTATCTGAAACCTCATCAATGTAAGGCTCAGGCAAATACTCGCTAAAAGTACGCACTACTGGTGCGTCAGTTTTCTTTGAATTCATACTTCTTCTTGTTTTAGAAAGTTATCAAATGCTTTTACAAATTCTTCTCTGAGTCCACCCTTATTAGTGTCCTCTTCATCAACTTCCTCAGCGTACAAGTCAAAAGGATTTTGCTCTTCAACATTTCCTTCTTCTCCATTAGGAGCACTTCCCATAGCAGCCTGCTGTTGAGCCATAGCTTGAGCATTTTTGTTCTGCAAGAAAGCTGAATTGTTAGGAGCGTCACCGCCTTCCAACGGTTTCATTTCATACTTCTCACGTGCCTCATTGACAGTCATAAAGCTGTTGACCTTATCAATGTCCATCTTCAATTCTTCTTCGATAGTCAAACCATTCAATCCTACGAATACCAATTCAAAATCAGGATTGATTTGCTCAACAATGTATTTGTTTAACTTTCTCTGTAAGAATTTCAACAAAGGATATAAACCCTTATCTTTGGAGTGCTTGAGCCGTTGCTCCTGGCTTCCTTCAAACAAACCTCCGTTACCATTAGAACGACTTATGTCCCAACCTATCTCTGACGGGTCAATAGAATAAACAGCGCAAGCTATCTTTATCAGATATTCTATCCAAGAACTGTATTCCATATCTCGGTTGTTCTTCTGAAGGTCAATCCAATCAACATCGGCTTCAATCACAGGAGTTTTCCAAGACTGCATAACTCCAGTAATCATTGATTGCCATTGCTGCTTAAATTGTTGCAATGCTGCTTCATTGTTCGTTCCCTTTACTCGAAAAAAACCTTTTGGAGCTGAACCCTGACTGAAGAAACGTCTATTGTACTCGTCACTCCAAAGCATTGATGTTACAACATTGATAAGCTCTTCAAGTTCCGAACATCCGTAACCATTAGCCCATATTGAAGTGGACGGATTGCGAATACCAAAACAAAGTTCCCATGGATAAAACTCATTTACTTTCATGTTTTGATAAACCTGAACATAAGCAGGATAATATCCATGAACCTTTGGTCCAAAATCGCTTCTATCTTTCCAAACATTAGCGCCATGTCTTTGAAAGAACACGTTATCATAGTCCTTATCAAAAAATGAATCAGCCATGCGGAAAGTAGCAGCATCCGTAGCAATAAAACTCTCAAGCTGTCCTCTGCGATTGCGTACACATTCAAATGTCATTTGGTCATAAACCAATGAGTCTTCAACAATCTTTCTTATAAAAGTATCAAAGTCATCATAACCCCACTGGCTCGTGTTACCGCCTTTCAATATGAAATCAGTGATAGCAAAAGCAATTTTCTTATCCTTATTGTCCATCTTCTGCTCCACTCCACCTTTCGGTTTCTTTCGGATAACAAATCCAGTGGAGTATTTGTTTTCTTGCGGCTCTGCAAAATCTGCTACTTGGTTTTTCCTTGTTTTGATAATTGAATTTATAATAGGAGTTTTAGACATCCTCTTCAATGTTACATACGTCAATGAGAATGGCTTATCCTTGTATCCCAAATTGGCATTGAATTCCAATGGGTCAATGAAAAACGACTTTGTATTTTGGTCAACTTTGGGCTGTATTTGTTGGAGCACTTGAGAGGCTCTTACCATGTCATCAGGTGACTCTGAACGTAATGCTTTCTCAAGTGTCCTAAACTTCTTTGCCTTCAGTTTCGCTTCCGCAAGTGAAATGGCATCTAATTGTTTAGCATACGAACTCATACGATTTTTATCAAATTTTTACTTTGAAATATCTAATAACTGATAAATGTGTAAACAAAAGAAAAGGAGAACACTTTTCAATGCTCTCCTTTCCAATGGTCAATGTGAAAACTTATCCACCTTCATCGTCATCCGTTTCTTCCTCTTCCTCATCTTCAACAAGCAACGTAACTTCCTCACCAGCGTACTCATAAACTTGGTATGATGCTTTGTTTTTCTCAGCCCAAGTAGTTATTTCCGTCTTAGAAAGAACTGAGCCGCATTTCCAAGGCAAGTTTTTCTCAAATTCAGTACCACGTACACCATCGCACCACATAACGGTAAACCTTTCAATATTACCGTCAACCATATCTACTCTCAGCGTAGCTTTCTTGGATGCGTCTGTTTTGCTAACAAATAAAAAATCAATCATATTGGTAGTTTTAAGATATTACTACTTCACGTGTAATGGAGACATTGTTCATAGTGAACTTCATAGTCCAAGTGCCCTTAGAATTTGTGACGCCCAAATCTTCCTTACAAGCAAACATAAGGCTATCATAATCTTTTAGCGTCATCTTCGTTCCCGATACCGTTCCAAAATCAGAAGTGTTACCTCCAAACGTACAAGCCTCACCATTATGACTTATCTCAATATCAAAAGGAGTTGCTTTAACAGACTTCTTGACACTGAAACGTAACCAAGGCAAATACTGTTTTGACTCTTCATACGGATATTCCTTAGCATATCCATCGCCAGTGTAATTCTTGTATGAGCTTTCATCAACAATAGCGTGAAGTTCAGCTTCCAAAATTCTCGGTACTGCCGCTTCCATTTCCTCTACTTCTACATCCTGAGAAAGAATGTTAACATCAATTGAAGCAGAAGAATTATCAGCCAAGAATTGAGAAATTTCATACAAGCTGGTAACACTTCCTACACGGAAAGGATTAACCAAACCGTCAATATTACCAGTAACCGTCATCACAGTGAAACGGCTCTGATAATCCAATGTTTCAGAGTCAGTTTGTAAAACTATCCTCTGACTTTCATCAGATGTCTTCTTAATGACTATATCTTTCATAAATTCAAAGTTTTATTAACGGTTTATCTATAACTGTCCAATTTGTTTTCCAACTTCTGAGTGACCATGCTATCAAACAATATATATATGACTCCCAAAACTGAATGTATAACAATGGCTTCATCCAAGTATTCATACAAAATCGTATTATCATCGAATGAAGTCACTTCTACTCCGTTTATTTGAGTTATATCCTCTACCAACCTGTTAAAAGCATCCAAAGTGTTAGCATCCGTCATTTGCTCTGCACAAAGATATTTCATGCTCTTAACCGAAGTATCAAGCTCCGTAGCTATCAGCTGTAAATCTACATCCAACGGCTCTTTCAGGTCTTTTATTTTCTTAGAAATAGGCATAAGGCTACAATGTTCTTTGAACCATAAATACCAAATTCCAATTCTGTTTCATATCACGTTCCATTTCCTGAACGTCAAACCCATGCTTTTTGAGATGCTTTCTCAAAGCCTTAAAACGCTTGAAATCCTCTTTCAAGTCCATGTTCATATCGAAGTTATATTCAAATATAATTTGGTCAACATTTCCGAAGTCCGTACAATTTATGAGCACTTCCCATTCTGAACCTTCAATATCAACTTTCATCTTAGTAGGTTTGTATTTCCTCATCACATCATTGATATTGACGCACTCAACAGGAACTCTTTTGCGGTTGTGCTTAACCAAGAATGAATAGTAATATGGTGCTTTGCCAAGATAGAAGTCACGAACTTTATCGTCATTACCAACTACTGCCTTCTTATGGGCAATTACATTGCTTGCTCCGTTATCTTCTATATTAGTAGATAGAAATTCATAGTTCACATCTTCAGGTTCAAATACAATGACCTTTTTGACCTTATCAAAAACATCGCAAGTAAAAGCTCCAATATTACCTCCTAAATCCAATACAACATCTTTCTTGGTAAGTTTCAAACCTCCCAATCCAACTGAGCGGTGAGTGTATTCACTACCACGGAACACTGAATCGACAATATGCTTTTCCGTAGGTAGATTGGAACGCCACTTCAAAGTCTTTCCGTCTTTTTCAGCTACTGCAAGTGTAAATTCACTCTGTACCTCTCGGAACTCCGAAAGACGTTTCACCTGAGCAATGAGTTTAGTTTGCTTACAGAAGTCTTCAAACTGCCTTATCGTTACATTATGAAGTATTGGAGTTTTCTCTAAATCGATGTTCCAACCTTCGTTCTCGCAAGAGCCATCACGGTTGATACGCTTTCTCAGTTTTTCTCTTTCTTCAGGCTCCTTTACAAGATTGATTGAAACATCAAACAACTCTCCCTTCTTCTCTCTTACACTGAAAGCGAGAAGATTTTGTAAAAGAATTTGCGTTGTTGTTTTCTTTTCTACAACTTCAAATCCTTTTTTCTCAAAAAACTCTTTTAATTCCTTGTTCATCTTTTTAATATTGTTTTACTTCTTGGACTAAATTTAGAACGCTGTTTGCCTTCACCGATTATCATCTTCCAGTATTTCTGAAATTCACAAAGCCACATTTCTATCTGATGAAGAGTGATATTGCATTTATTTTTTACTAAATAATGACCCCCTGCTTTATCCCAATACAAATAAGGCATTTCTTCACCCTTTTCAAGACTTATCTTGTTCAACCATTCATGAGCTAAATTTCTCAACCAGTATATAGCTTGTTTTTGCTCTTTAATGGTTTTCAAATTAGGATAAATAAGGCGTATGCCGATACTGGCACCTGGCCCCACATTGGTGAAATCATTTTGGTCAAACTTCATAAATTTTCTATGCGTGTATCTCGGAATATAAGTGAAGTCCTGATAAAACTCATGAGCAATAAAATCTGCCACTGCAGGCAATGTTTTAAGATAGCTGATAATATCCTCTGGTGTTTTAGCAGACATAACCGTAGAAATGAGCTTATTCATATTCTTATGAAGTGTAGGTACAACTACCCTCGTGTAGCAATAATCTCTCGGCATGCCAGGTGTTGCTTGAGAGTTTATAAGATATGCCGTTGTGTAAGGATTTTGTCCTGAACTGCGAATGCCGGCAATAAAACGGCTAAATTCTTCTTCATCATATTCATCATAATCAGGTATGCCGTTTCGCCATTTCTTTGCACTAATCAATTCAGAAGTTGATTGAGCTTGTTTAAGTCCTGATTTTGTTTGAGCTCCAAAAAGACTGGGTTGAACGCTCTTTCCTTTCGGCTCAAATGTAAATGTTTCAGGATTGTTGAAGAAACGGAAAACCATCATCTTCCAAATAAGATTTTTCAACGACAATTTATCATCAAGAAGAATGTTCTTGATTTGCCATTGGCTGTTCCTATCCAACTCACGATAAACATTGGTGAACTTTGACTCTTGGAAAATCTTATTACTTGTCCAAGGTCTTTCCTTTTTGTCAATAAATCTCCGTTTCCATATAAGCTGACGCTCATACATTGTTTCAAAGAACAACCTCAAATGAGGCTCAAATAACGACAAACTTTCATCGGGCAGTTTGTCGTACCATGCTGCATGTTCAAACATATTATAAACTTTTTGAATTTAATCTCATCATGAATTCTCTTTTTGCTTCCACATTACCCTTAGACATTAGCTTCAGCAAATTCTTCTTAGGAAGTTTTCTAAACGGTCTATGCGGTGATGTAATTAACTTTGTTTCCCTTACATCAAAGTTGCACATATTAGCATTATTCTTAGGTTTTCCAACCATATACACAGTCATCAAAGGACAATACCAATTGCCGTGAAAACCATGAACTTCAAATAACTTTTTGTCCCATATGTACTCGCATCTTACAATATCCCCATGTTTGAAGTATTTCCAAACTTTGGGGTCAGTATTTATTATTCCCATTTGAATGTTTATTTATCTAATAAACTATGGAAAAATGAAAAGGAGAACTTTCACAAGCTCTCCCGTTCAAACATCTTTTTACCTTAATATGACTAAACCTAATCAAAACCTTAAAGCCAAAACCTGACGTGGTGTGAGGTCATAAGTCGTACCGTCCTTCAGCTCCTTCAAAATCTCGCAAGCCTTGATATCAACTTTGATATTGCATATAGCTCTTACAATATCATTGTAGCATCTGCGGCAGTCTGCTTCCTCTTTGGATTCAGGACAATTGAACTCTTTCTTCTTTTCCTCTCCCGATAAAGAACCAGCAACGCTATCATTTGCCTTTTCTTCATTGTAATAGGTTTCATCCCAACTGTAAACCTTATAACCAACGTCCATTTTGACATCGCCTGTCCACCAAGGGTCAACATCACGTGTAGGAGCGTCACCGCAATCGGCTAATTTCTTCGTTGCTTCTTCCTCTTTAACAGCCAACTTAGCATTCAGGTCAGGCAAAAGAACATCGTCAACTTGCTGTTTGATTTCCTTACCAGTTTTCGATACCTTGATTTCACCCTGATAAGACAAAGCGTTCATGATGTCGGATTTTTCAACCTCTCCATCATCAGCTTTTTGAATTCCATTCTCATCAACAGTTACTTCCTTGGCATTCTGAAATGTTCCGTAGATGCGACCTACCTGAGCTGCTCGGGCATCCTTAATTGCTTTCTCAATGTCGTTCATACTCATTCCTCCGTTTTTCCTTTTACGAACTTGTTGTATGCTACATTAGCAATCCAACCTAAAACAACACCGACAGCCAACGCTACCAAATTAGTTATTGAAACCCAAACTGGAGCGTAGTGAGCAAACAGCAATATTGCTATGACTATCACAACAATGATTGCAATAAAGATAATCTTTCTTTTCATAATTTATTCTATTTAATTATCATGCCGTAAAAACTTTCCAATGTATATTCACCTTTATAACTGTAATTATCCTTTTGGTTGTTAACATCGTCAAGCATATTCTCAAGAAGGCTCTTGCCGTTCTTAGTCCGATAATCGGTATTGTTATACACTGAAAGGTTGAGCCAAGTCATCTTCAGGTTGAATAAAACCTTTCCCAAAACATCCTCATACTTCATCTTTGTAAAGTCGGAGAAACGTGAAGCAATCCATTGAGCCATTTCTACAAGCTCAACATTCTTCGGCTCGTCATAAGGAGAAATGAAATCAATGAATTTCTCAAATGCCTTTGGTCCAAAACCTGACTTCAACTTCGGTATGTTATCAGACGTATCACCCATGATGACTTTGTATAACAATACCTCAAATGGTTTCGTAGCTATTACCTGAACATCGGTTTCAAGATATTCATTCCAAAATACTTCCCTTTCAGGAGTGCAATACATCTTCAAATTCTTTGAGTTGTTGTTAAACAACGCTACGTTCTTAGTCATGATTTGACGAATATCTGAATCACCCGTAATGATGACCAACTCTTCATCTAAACAATAACCGAAGTACAATGCCCAAACATAAAGCAAATCATCACCCTCTGCTCCCATGACTCTACTGACTATCAAACCCTTCTTCCTTAGTAGGGCTTCAAACATATCTAAAACAGTCAGGAAATGCTTGTAATATGGGTCTCTGACTCTTGTAAGTGCGTACTTGTAATCATCGTAGAAATTGTAACGCCAACTGGATGAGTCAATAACGAAAGCAACACGCTTTACGTCCTTGAACTTCGATAACGCATAGCACATATCAATTATACACTTGCGTATCAACACTTGCTGTTTCTCCTTATCTTGTAGGACTTCGGACATATCCTGTCCCTTGTAATATGTAGAAAAAACGGAGAATGTTTTATGGTACAAATAATTACCGTCAAATAATATGTTCATATGATTTTCTGTTTTCTTTATATAAACTATGGGGACTGCCCCGAAGGACAACCCCCCATAGAATCAAACATATGGAAATTTACTTGAGCAGCCCAACTTTACTTGCTTGAGCTTGACCGCCTGAAATCGGTCTGTTGATACTGGTACTCTTACCGTCTTTGTATCCATAAGCTCTTGCTGAATCAAAATTCTCTTGTCTTCTCCTTCCCTTACCTACGTGATATTTATTATGAATATACTCCGTGACAGCCGTATCATTACGCACTACAAGCGCAGTAACCTTTGCGCTGAAATCAGCGTCCGCTTTCTTATCTCGGTCACTTTCTTCTTTCAGCTTAGCATCCAGCCCAGCTGCGCAGCCCATGAGGTAACTTCTCTGATACTTATCCAAGCTGATAGGCTTCATAGCATACTCCATGGTTTCCTTGTACTCCTTGAAACGCTTCTTGGAAAATTCTACAAATCTCTCAGCAAGCATATCACGCAACCACTTAACGGTTTCCATGTTCTCTTTCTTTCCGAAGATTATCAGTTTCTTGTATGAACCTCCCATTTGGAAGCACTTACAGAAATTCCACTTGCAAAGAACGTACAACAAACGGAACTCCCACTCACCACCGATACTCTTGTAAGTGTATCCGCTCATCTTCTCTTCCAAGATTTCATCTTTTCGTTCTTCTTCCTTGCCAATTTCATCCATTGACAAATTGTACATAGTAAGAAGTCTTTGGATTGCCGCTGCGGCTGCATTGGCTTCACCCTCTGAATTTATCTTCTTAGAACCTTCATACAACTTCTGAAGTTTTCTCAGTTTCTTTAATACGCTGTCCAATTCCATAATTTTTACAATTTAATTTACAATGTTATTTTCAATTCTGAAGCGAAGGTACGACTTTTATCGCAAACGGCAAAATAAAAAGCGAAAAATCTTTGGAGAAAATTCGCTTTTTAACTATTTTGGGCAAAATTTTAACTATTATCACTTGTTTCTTCAGCATTTCCACAATCTAAAAGTAAATCTTGATTGGGGTCAATTTCGCCCAACATTACATTCATAGCATTGGCAATCGGCTCGGAGAAATTATCAACCTGACTGTCTGCTGAAAATATAGCTTGTTTCATAAGCCTTATGAACTCGGCTGCTTGTTCTTTCGTTACCATAATATGATGTTTTATTTTCTGTAATACTTGAAAAAAGAAAAAGGAGCTACTTTCTCAAGCAGCTCCTTCGCCCCATTTAGGGACACAATGGAATCAAATGTTCAATATCAAATTATCCTCATCCGCAAGTTTTGAAAGCCGTTCCTCAGTAGGTACCCAACCGCATATGAAGACAAG